ACCATTATGCAACACTCGCAGATGAACAGTTTAAGACACATGTTCAGGTGTGGCTACCACCCTACTTCACATAGGCGGTGTGGTGAAGATTATTTAGTACCAACCAGTTCTATAAGAATGGCTCAGTGCGGAACAAGGACTTCCATATCTTTGTGAGATATAACGAAGACCCCATTTGATTTGGACTTGTGGGTCACTGTACCAATTTTTTCCTGCGCTTGCCATTTTATTTCCTGGGAGGGCTTGTGGAATACCATGAGCACCAGATGGATTATGAGCATTAACTCTCCATCCGCTTTCTCTATTCCACAGAGTAACTAAACAATTGTATTGACTTCCGCACCAACCATATACACTAGACATATAAGTCTGTGCAAATCGCTTATTATAAGCAGGTTGAGCATAAGGCAATCTTTTATAACTACGAGAAATTTGTTTAATCCCGCATTTTTGTCTTTCATTAGCTTTGGCTTGATTCTGGGCTGTTGGTAGCGATACGAGTAAACTCGTAAGAAGCGCAACTGCGGGAATCATAACCTTGGTTTTGAATCGCATTATTCTAGTGTACTCTATTTATTTTTGTTTGTCAAGGATCTAGCACCCCATGAGAGATTCGAACTCCCAACCTAATCGGTAGAAACGATTTGCTCTGTCCCTTGAGCTAATGGGGCTTAGTACGAACGGCGGGATTCGAACCCGCAAGCCATAAGGCAATTGATTTTAAGTCAATCGTGTATGCCGTTCCACCACGCTCGCAAACACAAATAAGGCTTATTTGTATGATACAAATATACCCTATTTAATAATTTCTGTCAAGGATTATAGAGTAATCCTTGTGGGATTGTTTATCCCCAGCCCCATTCAAATGAAGCTTTTAATTGCCATGCCCAAAATTGGTGTTGTGAGATACGGGCTGCAACATCATTGCAAATACCCTGCTCGTTTAATTCATTGGCTTTGTCAAAAAGGGCAACAATACTATCTAATACCGTTTGATTTGTCTTATATAACTCTTGCAACATAGCATAAGGCTTGAGATCTAATGTATCATCAAGCTCGACATCTGACAATCTTGCCATATTCACTGCACCAAATGGTGCATATTTACCAATCTTACGCTGCATTTCTGCATAGAGATCAATTGATTCAAATACATCTTCATAAATTTCTAAAAAGAATGCATGAAATTGCTTAAAATGTGGACCAACCACATTCCAGTGGTATCCATGTGTTTGAGAATACATTTGAAATGCATTTGCTTGCGCTTTACGAAGTAATAAGGCTAATTCATCCATATATCTATTATACCTTATCTTCCACCAGAACGCTTCTTATAACCAGTCTTACGCTTGTTCATAGATCCTGGAGTATTAAAACCAGTTTTATTTGGAGTATTTTTAATTCTAATTTCTAAGGCTTCTTTAACCTTGTCGTGATGTTTTCCCATTACTCTCCTATTGTAAAAGAAGATGAGGCTAGTCGTGAGATATAGCCTCATCTTATGCTTTATTATATCATTCCAAGAATAATATGTAAAACTTTTTATTTTTTATTCTGAATCTGAATTACTAAATGCAGAATTAATTTCTTTTTTGCTAAGAATACCATCTTCAATATAAGCTCTTGCTAATCTTTCTAAGACTGTTGCTACTCCACTGATTCCCGCCATTCCAGCAGAAATCCAAAAGTTTACGCCAACAATAGCACCAGCACCAATGACAGATAAGGCTGTGGCAACAAATACTGCTAATACTCTTTTAACTATATCAATTATCATTCCTTTTCCTCCTTATCGTTATTTTCTCTTATTCCCATAGAAAGAAGCCAAATTATTAATGACCATACGATTGCATAGCCAACAACAGTTTTAGCACTTCCTTCAAGAACTACCCAAGCAATAAACATACCCAAAAGAGTAAATGTTTGGTTTAATATTTCACGAAATTTATCTACTATCCATTTCATTTTTTAATCACCCTCCCCACCACGCTAGTTGTTGATAAAATATGTGCAGCAATAACTGAAGCAACAACAACCTTTTGAGATTCTTTTCTGACTTTTGGTGTCATATCGGCACCAATATTAGCAACGGCTGTCAAGGCTTGTCCTGGATTTGTAAATATTGCGGATACTACTGCAGATGGGCTATCAAAAATTTGAATAGCATCAGCAACATTGGCAGTCAATACCACGCCGTTAGGCAAACTAATTAAAGTTTCTGGAGGGAGATCGGCATATGTTAATCCTAATGTGTCAAGGCTTTCTGTAGTTACCGCTTCTCCTGGGATTAAATTGTCTAATATTGACTGAACTTTTACATCTGTGGTATCATTTATGGATGGAGTTTTTTCTGGAGAAGGAGTGTCAATTGGTGTCGGAAATTCCGATGGAGTTGGAACTGCTTCTGGAGACGAAACAACTGGCTCTGGAGTTACGATTGGAGTTAAAATCGGTTCTGGAGTCTTTGAAAAAATTGGAGAAGGAGTAGGAACTGGTGTTAAAAAAGATTTTGAAGGGGTTGGGGACGGCGTTACTTGTTCTGTCCTTGACGGTGATGGCACAACTGTTGGCGTTGGGCTTGGTGTGGGTTCTGGCGAACTGGTTTGTGTCTGGCTGGGACTAGGTTCTACAGTAAATGTAGGACTTGGCTCTATTGTGGGTGTCGGACTGGGAGTTGCAACATATACATAATGCACATAGACATTTAATCTTTTATAAATTCCATAGCAAGGATCTCCAAAAATACTATTGGATGCGGGTATTTCAGCATAGTTATTATCAAAAATATAATCTTCGACTATTGATTCTGAATCTTCTGCGTCACACCAAGATAATTCTAATTGTTCTGGTGTTCCATAACTGGCAAACTCTACATAATCAAATACTGCTCCCTCTGGAGCTTGCAAAATCAAAGTATCATTTTCTGGAACACTAGAAAAAATCATTTGAGAATCGTCAGCAAATGCTGGAGAGAAAATAAAAATAAAAGATACTAATATGACTGGTAACAGACCAATAATACTTAGTATCTTTTTTCTTTTCATCCTTAATCCTAGGTCGAAATTTATCCGACAGGACCATTATATCACAAATTAGTTATTGATTACTGTAACCATAACCAGATTGATTTCCATAGCCAGCAGTTGGCTTGCCATCTTTTTGTGGTGGAGTGTTGTATGTAGAGTTATATCTAGCATCCTGAGATGCAGAACCCATTACTGGTGCAAAGGATCCATTCCAAAATGATAGTGCGGGAATTCCTTCTTCAGTAATTCCTTTTTCCTCATACCCGTCAACTTGCACAACAAGAGCTTCTAATGCTGCTCTTGCTTCTTTTTCTGTAGAATATGATCCGACAACTTGAGCATTATTTTCTTTACATACCGCCCATTTACCTTGAGCATCTGGCACGTTGTATTCAATATAAAAAGGTGTTTTAGCACCGTGACCAAATTGCATTTTTTTAACATCCTTTACATTAGCGTAAAGCGCAGCAAGGTGCGCTTTCGCATCTTTCTCAGTTTTGTGGCAAGTGATAATCTTACCTGTTGCATCTAATACAACAGCGTATCCCGAACAACCCTTTGCTTTGTTTGAAATGTGCCAAGGCATATTTTACTCTGGTAACTTTTTCATGGTTAGTTCTACATCATTGTACATGGAAGCCCAACCGAGTGGCTGTACTCCCCAATTTTTCTTAAACCAAGTTAATGGAACTTCTCCAACAAAATCATTCTTTGGAGAATCTGTACCAATTACAAACCCCTTTTTGTCGGATTGAATTACAACGTGTCCAAATTTTCCAATGTTAAAAAAGATTGGAGCACCAATAGGTGCATTTTCAAAGTCTGTATGACGATGTGCTGCTGGAATATGATTCCAAGAATCAATTGCTGATGCATACTTTACTGGTAAGCCCCAAGCATTTTGACAAGTCTTGTGGCACCAACCTTGAAAACCCGCAATTCCAATATGCTTACGCATATTTTTAAGAGCCTGAATGCCATTAAGTTTACTCTTAGCCATATTATGCCTCTAGAAGAGCTTTGGGGTCAACGTGACCGTCCCAAGCCCAATTTGCAGACTTCTGAACTTCAAAGTGTAAGTGCTCGCCAGTTGTGTTTCCATCTTCTGGATGCCCTGGTCGCCCACCTGATTCACCAATGTGCTGACCTTTTGTAACTTTGTCTCCAACTTTAACAAGAGCCTTCATTAGATGAGCATAGATAGACCAATACTTTTTGCCATTGATTGAAGACTCAACAATAACTGAATGTGCGCCGAATGCTGCACCCCAAGTACCAATTCCTACAACTTTTCCACCTGTTGCTGCAAGTACATCGGTACCTGCTTTACAAGGAAAGTCTACTCCCTTGTGAATTCCATGAGACCAAGAGTCTCCCTTTTTTCCATAAGGTGTTCCCACCTTACCACCTTTAATTGGTAATGCCATTTGCATCACTCCTTTTATTTTATGTAAGCTTTCGCCCTAATAATTATAACACAATAAGGGGTTGCAAGCACGAGCAGAAATTCAACAGCACATAAAATGTCTGGACTATCTGTGCCCCAACTGGGACTCTTACCATAAGTAACTACACCACCCTAAGAAAGTGCTTGCAACCAATATCATTGTACTAAATAATACTAAAGTTGTCAATAAACCCTTGTTGTTCATCATCTGAAACATCTGCTGACAAATAGTTTCTGATATTGTCTGGCATAAAGTTTCTTTCTGGCATCTTAATAACATTTGGATTATTTTCAAAAGCTTCTTCTTCTGTTTCTCTATGATAAGAAGTATAATCATAGATTTTAACCTCTTGATTTAAATTTCTAGCGGTACCCGCCACAGCATTGTAGATAGCCCCACAAACAGCGTCAGACAGATCCTTAGAGCCTTTACGGGGGTGATCGACCTTATCTTTGATAATTCTTAATTGTAGCAATTCCTCAATTAACAAATTAATCTTTGGTCCAACAAGCCTTTCTTCTACCACAACTAACTGCATGTCATCATAATGCTTTTTAGCCACAGAAAGAATTTCAGACTTCATTCCGTAAGCAATCATTTGTTGCATCATATCATGGGAGTTCCATCTATCGAATGTAACTAATTTAATATTAAATCCACGATGACGCAATTCTAAAATATAATCTCTTACATCCGCAAAGTCAACAGACTTATCTTTTGTTGGTGTCCACCATCTTACTGCATCTACTACAACTTTTGGAGATGCTTCTTTCATCTGTCCCGCAATTTTCATAGTTACCCAATGGTCAATATGTGCTAAGGCAACTGCACAGTGGTCATGTTTTTGGGCAAGGTCAACGTGAACAAAGTATTCTTTTTCTTCATCTGGTACAAAATGGTTCTCAAAAGAACCAGTTTCATCTACACCATTTTTCTGAACAAAAGCTGCTTCAACTTTTTCACGAGATTTAAAGAATGCATCTACTGCATCTGGTGGCATACAAGCAAAACGAGAAAGAGAGTCGATTGGGTCATCATAAAAAGCTTGAGCTAAATCTTCAATTTTAATAGTTGGGTTAATTTCCCAAGTTGGTCGTTTTAATGCAAAAACTTTTTGTGTATTGTAATGGGTAATATGATCTTCTTCCCATTCAATTGTAAATTCATTTTCTTTAATGCCATCTGGCAATTCAATATCTTTTTTAAAAGTATGAGATCTTACAATAATTTCTTTTTCCGCTACAACGTGGTTATATCTTTGTTGGATGTAGTCATTTTTAAAGCGGGGGAATGAAAGAAGAATAATTTTTCCAACACTTGGAAAACGAGATGTTACAGACTGACGGTACATCTTATAAATAGCCTCAGCAGTTTTTGCACCTGCGTGACCAGACGTAGATTCAAGCTCAAAGCCCGAAATCTCATCAAGAATGACCATAATAACATTGTAACCCTCCCAAGATTCTCTTTGAGAGTGACCAGAGTGTACTGTAATAGATTTAGGAAATGTAATAGATGCAACTTTATCATCATATTTACCTGCAAACCAAGGACAATTCTTAATTCTTTTTAAGAAACCGCCGAAGAAAACTTTTTTAGCCTGTTCAGCGTTAATAGCGATATTGATAATGTCAATAGCATCGTCTGTTGGTTTTCCAAAATATCGAGCAGGATCGTTTAGGCACAATAATAAATAAACAATGTAGGCACAAGCAATAGTAGAAACATAGTCCTTACCAGAACCTTTTCCTAGTTGGAAAATAACTTCTGTACAAGTTTGCTTGTGTCTTTTCAATCCCTCTTCTTCACCATATAATTGAATAAGAGTTTCTAATTTATAAACCTGAGTTGATGCTTTAATCATTGTGTACTGATTTTGTGAAAGTGGGGGCAATCCTAAGAAATCTTTACTTGTCACAAATTCTTCAATGTCTACAGGAACTTCCTCAAATACATCATCATCTAATGCACTAAGAAATTCATCAAACTCAAACATCTACAGGTTCGACCTTTCCAGTAACTTCAGACAATCTACGAGCAACCTCAAATTTACAATGGTCGCAAGACGCTGTTACTGATTTAAGAATGTTTACAAGGATCTCTTGTTTTCTTTCTGTTTCTAGTAATTGATCTGCCAATTCATTATTTTCTAGCAGTCCCGCTTTCTGCAGCATATCAATTCTTTTGCCCTCAACATCAGCAATAAGCTTTAGAGTCTGAGCTTTAATATTTAATTGATCGTTTGCGTCTGCTTGCTCTACAGTTTCCCAAGCACGATTAATAATCATTGCGTAATGTTGATCTGTAGCAGCAAGTGCTTCTTTTGCTCTTTCACGAATACTGCTGTCGCCCTTAACAAGGCTTTTCCAAGTATCTAGATGCTCTAAGACTTCTGTTCTTTTAATTCCAAGTTGTCGTGCAATTGCTGTGGGATTATTGCCCTTTAGCATTTCTTCCACAACATTATTCATTTGATCAAATTTATTAGCAACTTCAATTTCAGTTGACATTCTTTTTCTTCCTAAACTTTTTAGGCTTAACTTTCTTTACATCAAAGACATAAAATGATCTAAATCCATCTCCACCCACAACGTCAATCCATTCTGTTTGAGTTTTTGTGTTATAAACATGACGAATAAACTTGTATTCTCCACGATTAAATTTAACTTTAACCTTATCTCCTGGAACTAAAACATCCTTGCCCTGAGTATATTCCTCAGAAACTTTCCAATTGGGGTTCAAGTTAATTGGTGTTTCTTGTTTTTGTTTCGCCATTTTAGCGATACCCTCCTGATGTAGGTGCCCATACAGACACATTTCCAATTTTTAATGTTCTGGTTAACTGATTTTTACATTCTTCGCAAACCTGATTATCTCTTTCATCAATTGGGATAAACATTTTATCCACAGACGTTTCACAGGTGTTGCACTCATAATAATATGTTGGCATTTAAAATCCTTTTGTTATATACATTATACATTATATGTAGACTTTTGTACAGTCTAGTAATTGTCTCCCAGCACTTCGGGCAGTTCTGCCCAAGGATACTTGCTACACATTTCTTGATAGATATAGCCATCCGCACAGAAATCATTACGATACCAGTATCCTGATTCTTTCCAAATATCTCTATGTGCAACAAGTTGCATTGCATCAATATGTGTTACAACTGGTGGCAAACCTGTAAACGGAACGACACCGCCATTCATTTTAAAATGCAAAACTTGAAAAATAACAATGCCAACATTAGTTTCATTTAACTTGTTGTTTATTTTTTCAAAAGCTTCTGGGTAAAATACGTTGTCTATATTAAATTGAATAAAGAACTCTCCATTTGCTTGCCTCATAGCCAGATCTCTTGATGGATGACCCCATTCACCTAAATGATGGGAAGTATGAATAATGGTTGGATTTAGTCCTAATGCTTCAAAATCAATTTCATCTGAATATGGAACCTCTTTTGGACCATCGTGACAGATGATTAATTCAAAATCTTTAAATGTTTGATTTGCTAAAGATTCTATTCCTTTACGAAATCCATCTCTAGGAACATGCTTTTCATAGTCTACCGCAATAATAGAAAATTTAGGTCTTTGCATTATCTCTTCTCCCAATAGTGTAAATTTTTATTTATATCATTAAATGGATTTTCGTAAGTTTCTTTATCTGGCATACCGCCCCATTTAGATATATAGTAATTTTGATTATGATCCCAGTCTGCATCAGTTGTTACAGGATTATCTGGGTCATGCTTTTGTGTGGCAGAGCCAACATGGTTAACTGTCACATCTGTTCTTACATAATTTTTTAATCCAGCCAAACGTATTCTTCTATGCATATCATTGTCTTCAAAATATGCTGGAAAAAAGTTTTCATCAAACCACCCAACATTTTCAATCAATTGTTTAATATCAACAATGAAGCAAAAGAAATCCGCATTGCTTACCAGCTTAAATCCTGGCTCATATCGATTTTGATTTGGAGATACAATTACTGCTTTGGTGTATCTGATTGTATCATATAGTTCTTTGATTGCCCCTTCTGGAAAAGTAACATCATCATTGGCAATAATAGCATAATTGTTCCCGTATTGTAAAGATCTTTTCATTCCTTCATTCCAAGCCCCCGAAACTCCCCTATTTTCTTTCCAATTATCCATGATAATTGGTTGAACAGGATAGTCTACGGTTGCCATCAACTCGGTAAATAAGTCAAACTTGTTTAATACGGGAACAATTAGCGATAGTGTCATTTAGAGATTTAACCATTCTGGATGAGCAAGTGTCCACTCTACCGTTTTACGAATTGATTCTTCCAAAGGAATTGGTAAAGACCATCCAGTTTCAGAAATTTTTGTACCGTCAAGTGCGTAGCGCAAGTCATGCCCTGGGCGTGACGAATGAAAATCTTCCAATTCATAATTCAAAGGCTTCCCTACAGCATCTGCAATCATTAAAGCCATCTCAAGGTTATCCACTTCACGCTCTCCTACAATATGAAAACGCTGTGGCATATCTGCTTCTCCGTAGAGAGGAAAATCTTGATTAAGAACATGAAGCAACCCATCTGCTTGATTACGAGCATGCAGGTAAAAACGACTCCCAATCTCTCCTGTTGGAGATGCATGAATTTTCATTGGTTCCCCACTGAGAACACGCTTAATTGTCATAGGCATAAACTTTTCTGGATCTTGTGTTTCACCAATAATATTCATTGTGTTGGTGATTGCCAGAGGAATACCGTATGTACGCCAATAAGAAAATGCAATATCTTCTTGAGCAGCCTTAGAAGCTGAATACGGATTGCTTGGGAAATGTTGATCTACCCATTCACGATGAGCATAACCTGCTGGTGCTGGACCATAAACTTCATCTGTAGATACCTGCAAAAACTTTTCTGGCTGTGCAATTCTAGCCCAGTCAAGTAGGTGACAAATAAGAGAAACATTGTTAATAATAAACGGGGCTGGATACTCAATGCTTCGATCAACATGGCTTTCGGATGCCACATTAATTACATAATCAATCTTACCAAACTCATGTGCGGTTACTGCAGAAATTGGTGCTGTAAAGTCACACCTAATTACTTTAACTCGCTTGTAGGCATCTTCTATGCCCTCACAGGCTACACGAATTCTATCGGTCAAACCTTTATGTGTAAATGTTGTTGGGCAAACTACATACCAATCTGTATTTACCAAAATGTGGCGAAGTACATGACTTCCAACAAAACCACTTGCTCCTGTGAGCAATACTCTTTTCATTATTCTCCTAATTGTATGTTTTGATATTATAGCAAATAATATTAAATACTGCCATAATATCCTGGACTTTTTGGTCTAACCAAATAAATATCTTTTTGATACCAGTTAACCCTTACCCCAAAATTGCTTAAATTTTTAATATGCTCATAATCAATCCAATGGGGATTTTCAATCCTTGCAGTTGCTGCTGAAAATGGGTACTCAAAGAGTAGGGCTGTTTTATATGTAGGCACCGCTACTGTACCAACTTGAATAAATGCTACAGGATTCATGCAAACTGTGTTGCCATCATTATATCTTAATCCAGGAATCCATATTCCAGCATCTGGATCTTGTAAAATTCTTTGTTGCATAAATTCCGCAGCACCTTCAGCAAATTCATCATCATCATCAAGTAAGCAAAAATACTCTGTAGTTGTAGCATAAGCTCCCATATTAATTGCTGCACTTCCATATTTATCAAATTTTTGACCTGTTTTTAGATATGTTACATCTTTTGGTAAAGACTCAAGATCTAAATCTACCGCATCGGCAACCACTATGACATTTTGAAATTGTGATCTTACTGAATTAATTGCATGAATTAGTGTCGGTCTACCAATTGTTCTAATAATAACTGTTATATTATTTACCATTTAAAAATCCACCTATAGTCTACGTTTTGTTCTTCAATATCTGAAAAATCTGGTGATTGTGAGCAAAGTTGAGATACAAAGCTATAAGCCTTTAATTCATTTTGAAGGCTTGCATAATAAATATCTGCTTGCACATTATTGTTTGTAAAATGTTCGTGTGCAATTTCTATAGTTTTTCTATTAAGAATAAAGGCATGAATAGCATATCCATTTCTAATCCTAATTATTTCGGGATGATCTGTTGGCTCGGTACTACTTGAAACAGTATTAAAACCCAAATAAATCATATCCCAATCATTTGGAATATGTTCATATAAACGATTAAATTCTTTCTCAAAGTTTTCACAAAACTCAACATCATCCTCAAATATTGCCACAACATCAACATCGTTTTCAAGGCATTTATTTAATACTCTTAGGTGAGATATATAATTTCCGTACTGCCCAGCATTCATATAAGTATTATTAATTAAGGTTTTTCCATCTACCGCATCAAATCTTTCAAATACTATGTTATTTTCATTTAATAATTTAGTTGATTTTTCCAGCCTATCTTTTCTTCTTTCCAGATTAATCAAATATACCTTGTCTGCAAGTTCATTAATTTTCATTATTAATCACCGAATTGATAATCTTATTTTTAAAATCTGTAGTCGAATAGCCATGTTTTCTATTGATCCATCCAATTTTTAAAGACAAATCTTTGCCAGTATAATGCTCTTTATTTAAATAATCTTCACCCAAAAATCTAATATCATAATGTCCTGAAGACAACATCTCTTCCAACTCCCACTCGTATTCATAAATATTAATGTCGTCTACATACTTTAGGGCTAATAAGATTTCTGCACGTTCCGCCCATGTGTGAATAGGCTTTACCTTACCTCTTTCTAGAGATGGATCCATGTGCAAGGCAACTGTTAAATGATTACATTTTTCTTTTGCTTCCTTGAACATCTTTATATATCCTGGATGGATAACATCAAAAGCACCAGCAATAATTCCATTCTTTTTTGGACCTACCGACTTTTTCCAATCATCAATATGCACTGCCCTATCATCAATATACTGATGGGCAAAAGGCTTTTTATTCATAATTAATTTATGATACTTAACCCCCCAAAGTTGAAGTTGATTTTCTGTTAATGCGGTATGATCTTTTTTACTTACAGAGCCTCTGGCAGTCATAACAATGATTGTGTTACCATCATTATAGAGTTCATTAATTTTATCTACCACAAAAATATCTGGTTCTGCCATTTCATATTGACTATTTTCTACAGAACTACAAATTGTTCCATCTAGGTCAAAGCAATAAATCATTCGCACTCTACAATTCCATGTAGGAAAACCTGATGAATACACTCCGCTACACCATAACTATTTGTTGGTATGTAATAATTAAATTTAGATTTTACAGAAGAAATTCTTACTGGATTGTTAGGGTCAAAGGCTGTCAATACTCCAAAATCAATATTATTTTTAATACAATATTTAACAGCCTCAAGAATATTTTGCGATTTGCCAGAAGAACTAATTAAGATTACAAGAGTATCACTACCAGCATAGAATTCTAAAAATTTTGCGTATGCATCATCTACGCCATAATCATTCATAAAGCATGTAAGCATTGAAGGATCTGAAAAAGATAAAGCTCTTTTGCCACCCCGCTTTGTCATATCTTGAGCAATATGAGATGCTACTGCATTACTTCCACCATTACCTAAAATAATAATATTTTGATGACTATTATAGGCTTTTTCAAAATCTTTATAATCTTTTCCATCAAGGATATCTTGAGTTGCTTTAATGCACTCTTTAAAAAAATTCACAGAATTACTCCATCTACTCCATCTGTCGACATACTAATTTTAACACAATCTTTAGAAATACTCAAGGTATTTTTTTTGGAGAATATCAGAAAAAACCCTCCGTTACCAGCACCACAAAGCTTGTGTGCTAAAACATCATTATTTTTTGATAAGCTATTATCAAGTTCTTTAATGATTGGATTTCCAATTATCATGCTACTAGTATTTTTCTTTTCATTCCAACTTTTTTTAAAAATTTGAAAAAACTCATCATAGTTTTTATTTTTAAGAGCATAATCAGCATCTTCAACCAAACTTATCAATGGGAGAGATTTATCTATATTTTCAGTTACATCTTTAAGAACTTCTTTAGAATTTCTTGTTACTCCAGTAAATAATAAATGCATGTCATACTGATCAAATAGATCTGTTGATAAAAATTTATACTTTACAGACTCATCATCAAAAAATTCAATTCTTTTAAAACCACCAATACCACAACCATGTGGATCCTGATAACCACAATAGGGATTAAATTTTAATTCTAACTCATAAGCCAGAGAGCATATTTCGCTGTCTGTCATAATAATATTTTGAAATATTGTCACGGCTTTAATCAGGCTTATCAGGTATGATGATGAGGACGCAAGACCGCTACCCTGTGAATAAACATCGCTAGTAAGGGTTATCTGAACAGGCTCTACATTAAAATATTCTAAAACACATCTAACTAATTCATTTTTAATTTCAGAAATCTTGGACACCTCTTCTCTTATTGAATAATTAATCACATATTTGTGGTTGTATTTATTTGCCCCCACCCTATCTTGAGTAAGAGTAACATATGTTTTAAGATTTGAAGTAAAACTTATAACAGAACCATATCCAAACTTTTCAATAAAAAATGCATTGTCTGTGGAACCACCAAAAAGTGAAATTCTTAATGGACAACTTGCAACAATCACAACACAATCCATTCTTTTGGTCTAAGATCTGACATGTCATAATGACTATAATTTATGCCAAACCATTTTTCTGGACAAACAACTTTTTTACCTAAATTATTATTAAGATAAGCCCCCCACCAACTAAAAGAACTATTAGCAATAATATTACCTTTAGCATAAGCCATCGTATGCAAATCATCTGCTACCGACCTATTGGTGGCAATCATACATTTTGAAAATATTTCTTGTTGGGAGCACCATTCTGGATCATCGGATACAACTATAAAACTTTCTCCATCAAAGACTTCCATTGCTTTTCTATAATAATCTAAGTCGCATACAGGATGAAATTCGGGCTGATTTACATAATCACCTCTGCGAACGTGAATGACAATTGAATCACTAGAAAATGCTAGAGGACCCGATTTAAAAGAAAATTCTTTAATTAATTCGTCACGAATATGATCAAAGTATTTATGGGATTGATAATAACCATTAAGATCTACGTTATCTGGACAATTATTAAAAAGGTCTTCATCGAAATGAAAATGCTTTTCTGGAAGAACAGAATTTTCTGGAAGTATTGTTTGCAATACAGTTACATCTGGTAAATTAAAAACATCATACATACTACTACGCATAGGATATCTAGTTCCAAATTCATATTTTGCAGGGATTGCCCATTCGTATCCATGCTTTGCAGCAATTCCTCTCAATGTGGCATACTGAAACATTTGATTTCCTACATGCCCCATATTACCAAGCTGGCTAAACGATATTGCCATTTATCCATACCTCATCAACGCTGTTCTCCCCAAAATTGTATGAATGAATTAAAACAAAGCCCTTGCTCTGCAAAAAATCTCCAACTTCATTGGAAAGTTTTTGTTCCTGCCAGTATTGATATGTTTCATTTTCTACATGAAACATGTTTACATTTTTAATTTCATCTAAAAATCCCTCAAGCACTTCAAAAGAGCAGCCCTCGGTATCAATTTTTACAAGATCAAATGGTCCCAGAATATTATTATCTTTGATAATATTATTTATTGTATTTACGGAAACAGTAATTTTTTTTGCCTTGTCTGAGTACCAATCATCAGTTCTGTCTTTAAGTGATGATGTTCCGACTGCTTCCCAATCATGTGATACCACCATATTAAAATTTGCATTACCTTTATAGTTTGATATAGCACCATAAATATTTTTAAAATCTGGATAAGAATTTTCAATTAAGGCGTGGCAATCTGGGTTAGCTTCAAATGTAAATACATTTTTTGCGTTTAAAGAATCTGCAAGATATTTTGCATCATTGCCGTCTCTAGATCCAATATCAAAAATTGTATTGGCAGTATCGCCAATGTTTGATTTATATAAATCTACTAAGTAAGCTAATTTATTCATTTATATCCTCTAATATCTTTTTTAATAATTTAATTTGTTTCTTTCCAACAAAATGATTATTTCCCAAGTATACACCAAGATTGTGAATTTGGTCAACTGATGTATTCTTTTTGTTTGTTGTAAGTTCATAATCTTTCAAAAATGGTTGTTTCAATAGGTTGCCACTGACAATTGGACGATGTTCAATTTCATGTTCCTCAAACTTGTCAATAAGCTTTTTGTAAATGTCTTTATTCTTAGCAATAATTGGAAAGCAAAAACTACTATTAGTTGAATTTTCTGCCACTGGATAAACTTTATCTGGGTATCTATTCACAACTTCACGAAACATCTTATAGTTTTCTCTACGAATTTCAATCATTTTATCTAATCTTTTAAGTTGCGAAGATCCAATAATCGCACACATCTCATGATTTCTAAAATTATATCCATCCGTAACAAATAAAAATAATTTGGAAATATCTGAATATTGCTGTGCATATGAATCATAGTTTATAGACTCTCTAGCCATGCCATGACTACGCTTCATTCTCATAAGATCGTATAGTTCTTTGTCGTTTGTTGAAACCATCCCGCCCTCAACTGTAGTCATATGATGACCAAAGTAAAAACTAAATGTTGCTCCAGTGCTATTTGCACCACGTTTAATTCCATTTGGATCGGTGCACCCATGAGATTCACAAACATCATCTAAAATAATTGCACCTGGAAACAACTCTTGACACAATTCATTATTTGCAGAAAATCCTAAAAGATGAGTAACAAATATCATTTTGATATCTTTATGTGTTTCAGCAATGTACTTAAGTTGCTCCTCGTCAAAGCTGAAATTATCTATATTAATGTCACAAAAGATTGGCTTAAATCCCATTTGAATGATTGGACCAACATTAGTAACCCATGTGCATGCAGGAAGTAATACTTTATCTCCATCCTTTAGACCGTACTTTTCTTTTACGGCAGCAATTAGCAAAGAATTTGCTGTGCTGCCAGAAGATACAAATAAAGAATATTTGGCTCCCAGCCAATTGCTCCACTCTTTTTCGAATTTTTTAACTTTAGGACCATTTGTAAATTGCTTTGTTGTTAAAACAAATTTAGCCAACTTCATACGATCTTTTGATGTGATTGTGTCTTGCATCAATTTCCAGGTCATACATTCTCTCCATAACTCAATTTAATTCCATCTATCAACCTTGTAGATTGAAAATCTGGGAATATATTCTTTAGCTTCTCTATAGAAACATCTTTTCTTAATTGACCATCTGGCTTTTCGCTATCATATATAATGCTCAGGCTGGAGTCGGTGGCAGCCAAAGCAATCTTTGCTATTTCATCTATGGAATAAACTTCATCAGTAGCAACATTAAAACTTTCATAAACATTTCTATCTATGACCATCTTAATAATTAAAGCTAGGTCTTTAGCATACATAAATTGTCTTAATGGTTTGCCACTTCCAAATAAAGTAATGTGATCCGAATTAGAATCTTTGGCATCTGAAATCTTTTTTAGTAATGCTGTAACAAAATGACTTTTGTGCTCATCATTCTTATCGCCAAGACCATACAAATTACAGGGAATTAAATAATTATAATTAGTTCCATATTGCTTATTATACGATTCAATTTGTACCGCCAGACTTCTTTTGGCATAAGCATAAGAAAAATTTGTTTCAGTTGGTGGACCGCTGTGCAGATCTTCTTCTGTCATTGGATACTCTTTTGAAATATCTGGATATATGCAGGTACTTAGAATACCTAAAAATCTTTTTACACCATAAAGATGAGCATATTTTAGTAACAGAGTATTCATCAGAATATTGTCATCAAAGTATTCGGCGGGCTTATTAATATTATCAATAATTCCCCCAACCTTTGCAGCTAAATGAATTACTGTATTTGGGCTAAGTTCCCTATACATTCTTTCAACATCTGATTCTTTGATCAGGTCGTAATCTGAAGATGACAAATAAATAGCATTTGGCATAATCTCTTTTAAATAAGATCCTACTAAACCCGATCCCCCAGTAACTACGACACTATCCTTCACTTAAACACATATCTCTAACTAATTCTTTGAAGCTTATTTCAGCTTTCCAGTTTAAAATCATCTTTGCTTTTGTTGAATCTCCCAACAAAGAGTCTACCTCTGTAAGCCTAAAGTATCTTGGATTCACCTTGATTACTGTGCGATTAGTATTAGTATCAATCCCGACTTCATCTACTCCAGACCCCACCCATTTAATGTTCATGCCAAAATATGGCGCACATTCTTGAATAAAATCACGAACAGAGTGTTGTATTCCTGTTGCAATAACAAAATCTTGCGGAGCATATTGCTGAAGCATCATCCACATTGCACGAACATAATCTTTGGCATGTCCCCAATCTCTTTTTGCATCCAAGTTGCCAAGTTCCAAAACATCCTGCTTGTTACTTGAAATAGCTTTCAGACCTAAAACAATCTTTTGTGTAACAAATGTTTCTCCTCTTCTTGGAGATTCATGATTAAATAAAATACCAGAGCAAGCAAATATTCCATAAGCCTCACGATAATTTTTTGTAATCCAATGACTATAAAGCTTTGCTATCCCATAAGGTGATTGTGGATGAAATGGAGTATTTTCATTTTGTGGTGGTAGGGATGAGCCAAACATTTCAGAAGTCGATGCCTGATAGAATTTAACATCTTTTTCCATACCAAGTATTCTAATAGCTTCAAGTATTCTTAGTGTTCCTAGAGCATCTGAATTTGCCGTGTATTCTGGAGTTTCAAAGGAAACCTGGACATGGCTTTGTGCACCAAGATTATAAATTTCATTTGGCTTAATTTTGCTAATAATTCTAATAATATTTGTAGAATCTGTTAAATCCCCGTAATGTAAATGAAAGTTTGTATTTGTTTCAAATAGGTGATCTACACGCTCTGTATTAAATGATGAGGATCTGCGCTTAATGCCATGAACCTCGTATCCTTTTTCCAAGAGAAATTCTGCTAAGTAGGATCCATCCTGTCCAGTAATCCCAGTAATAAGTGCTTTTTTCATTATCTCTTCCTAATAAGCCCAAACTTTTCAAGGGCACGTTGTATGGTCATATGACTACAACCAGCTTCTTTTGCTATTTCAACAATGTTCATTTTTTTAATGATGTATCTATTATACAACCAATCTTTAGATTCGTAAAGTTTTTTCATTATACCAACTCATTTACTGCATACCATGCAATACCCGCCGAGTCTGCAACATTGTCATTTGTAGTAACAACTCCAAGATCTTTGACAAAATCAATTGTCTTTTGCTTACGCTTTTCTCTAATCTTGGCTTTATACCAGTTGTCAGACTTTCCTGGAAATTCCTGCCTAACTTCTGCTTTCTGGGCATTATTAAAATTCTTATTTCCGATATAAGACTGCCAAGTAATTGGCGGAACTTCTTTAACCTGAACACCATCATGAAGTAATTCCCCCATGATTGCACCAAAGATGTATGCCATTTTTAATCCTGTATTTGCAGATCGAACCATTACGGCTGCTTCAATTGCAAGAAAATCATAATCTAATTCAGACTTAAATGCTCTTACTTTTCTCTTTGCATCTAATATTCTGTCATAAACTGTAGATCCTGTAAAGGTAATTTCTCCCCATTTTACTGGAGTTTTCCCATCCATCAGGCAGAAAGCAATCGTATTTGTGCTTGCATCTACACCAAGAACTTTATGAGAAGCCTTTTTTAATTTAGCTAGAGACATTAAAAATCATCTCCAAAATTTCTTTTCGTTCTTGTATTTTTTTGTTAGCCTCACATGGTTCGCAAGTCATATTAGAATTATATCTACTAAGTTTAGTCTTGCAATTTCTGTTGGCGCAGACTCTTTCTTTGCCCGCCAATCTTGCTTTTTTGTCGTAATATTTTTGTTTAATTTTTGCGTTAGTTGCTTCACGGCAGCATTCATCACCACAATATTTCATGTTGTGAGTTTTAGGCTCAAACTCGTTACTACAACCCTCATTTGAACATATCATTTAGGTGGCACCATTGATTCAATAGTTACTTCTCCTACTAGGGCATCCTTAGCCCAGCATGCTTTTCTAATTGGGCAATACTTACAGGCTGATTGTGATTTAGTAAATCCACGAGTGGGAATTGTTTCATCCTTATAGGCTTCATAAACTTCACGCAACCAATCATATGTATCGTCAACAAGTTTACGATTTGCTTCTGTCATGTTAATTGGAATAACCAAGAAGTCATTATCATTCTTATTTTCATAAAAAAAGAATCCTTGATCTACTCCTGCAATATCCATGTAAATTAAAAGTTGTAGTTGGTGATTTCCAGAACCCTGCATCTTTGCTTGTCTAATTGAATAAACTTCATCTTTGGCAGACTTAATTTCACCAATTACTTCCTTGCCATCCCAATTAACAATAAGGTCAGAATATCCACGAATTGGCGGATCTGACTTTACCATTTCTCGTTCAATTTCTTTGATACGATCATTAGGAATCTTCTGCATAATTGTTTGCAGCCTGTCGTGAACATACGTTCCATTAAGCATATTAGCCTTTGCTTTAGCATCAGCATTATCTTCAAACTCTGTTCCCTCAAAAGCCATGTACCAATAGCGAGCACAATTACCATGACCATAGCCAATGGTGGATGGGGCAAATGTTTTCTTTTGGGTAAATCCGTCTCGCTTATCTGCAAGATATGCTGCTTCTACTTCGGCAGCAAATACCATAGGGTCAAACCCACCATCCTGAATCTTCTTAAACTTTAAGTTTCCAACTATATTTCTACCCATTATAATCCATATCTCGCTAGGTACTTAACGCTATCTACTAATTTATCAATAGCATCCGACACCGTGTAATAAACATTTTTCTTTTTAGCGGAATCCCCGCCTTTTTCAAATGTCGTATAGTATCTAGACAACATAGAAAACTTAGCACTTAGTGCTTGAAGCTTTACGATAAGTTCTGGAGATTTTCCAGCAGGTACATCTGGCTTCATAATTAATTTAATAATCAAATCTAAGGCTTCATCTAGTTCGGGGTCATTCATGAATTCTTTTATTTCATTAAATTCGGTTACTTGGCTTACTGCTTCAAGGATGTTATCTGTCATTCTTGTCCTCCAAGTATTTTTTTACATTGACGTAGCAATTAATCAATACACCAAACATAATAATAATATCAATTACTATTTTGACATTCATCCCAACACTCCTCCAACTCTTCTAATCTATCCCATTCAATTACCGCCAAACGAATCTTATTGGTATCACCCAAGATTAATTTAAGTGCTGGGAACATACTCCGACTTACTTTAAAAGTATCTGTGCATACTTTAGCCCAAATTGCTGGACTAATAGAAATAGACTTGGAATACTCTTTGTAGTCTACTACATAATTTTTCCACTTAGCATCGCCTTTTTGATATTGACCACGCCCAGAATTTTTTTGTAATTTTGCGCCATCACGCTTTGCTTCACTACGCTCTGACATTACCCCACCTTGATAGTTGATTTATGTTTCTTGGAGCAATACCAAGAAATTTCTCCAATTGATTCATTGAAGTAAGCAGTATTTGTATACTCCTCGCAAAGCTGACAGCCATAATTTCCATTTAATATTTCTAAGTTTCTTGCTTCTTTTGGAACTGGGTTTAAAAAATCATCAAACTTTGTCATAAATTTTTTCCCTTAGCGCATCTAGTACATCTGGGAATCCACGAAGATATTCTACAGATTTTGCACGACCCTGGAAACGCTCTCCTTCGATTGTATACCAAGATCCGCCTCTCTGAACAATACCCATCATTTCGGCAACGTCCAACACTTCCCCAACGGAATCCACTCCAACTGTGTCTCCCTGATAATAAAAGTCGTATTGACCACTAAGGTTTGGTGGTCCAAGCTTGTTATAGTCAATAATCCAGTTGACGGGTCTGCCAACTTTTTGGTCAATGATCTTATCACCAACCTGGATTCCAGATTTAATAGCATTTGCTTCAGCTTCTGATGCCCAGAGTTTAATGATCGTAGATGAAAAGAACTTAACTGCCATTCCTCCCGTTGGAATATGAGATGCATGCATAGATCCAAATTGATTTCTCTGCTGGGAAATAAGAACCAATAAGGTGTTCTTATTTGCATAGTTAAGCATTTTAACCGCATGTGTCATATCCTTTGCTTCCGCACCAATTTGTTTAGTGTCTTGTAGATCTTTAAGGTCATCCCCATCTTTTTCAAAGTAAATAGCGGGAAGTAATGCTGAAATAGAATCAACAACAATGATATCTACTTCTGCTTTCATAAGTTGAACAGCAACGTCAACCATATCGTTAATAGATTTTGCTGGAGAATAAATTAACTTACTAGAGTCAACCCCTAACAGTTCCGCCCATTCAGCGGAATAGGATGCTTCTGAATCAATCCAAGCGCAAGTCTTACCATTTTTTTGTGCATCAGCAATCATTTGTAAACAAAATGATGACTTACCTGCTGATTTATTTCCCCAGACTAATACCTGTCTGCCAAATCCAAGCCCGCCTCTAAGTGCGAGGTTTAGACCTATACTGGGAGTTTGCTGTTTTTGAACGTCTACGGTTGTCGCCATTTGAACCCTTTGTCTTGTTTTTGGGTCCAATCTTGCCAGAATTTCTTCTGCTACCTGTGTCATTTAAGCTCTCTTCTAATAATAATGCCAGTTCTTTAATCCATTTTGAGCGACTGGTGCTCAACCTATCTATTAACGCTAAGATAGAATCTTTGTCTTGACTCTTTATAACTAAAAGGTATTCATCTTCAATACCCTCTAGTATGTAGGCATCGCTCATATGATTCTATTATAGCGTATTTTTATTTGTTTGTCTTTAAATTATGCTAAATTGCCATGCATAGGTGGACGTTCTTTATTAATGCCAATTTTCTTTTCAAGAATATCATCAAACGAAGACGTTACCCATCCTGTAGCCTTTGCCCCAGCATAAAAGTCCATTAAGCGAATAAAGATATCTACAAGCTCTTCTACAATTTTTTCTTCACCCTGTTGCTTACGCATGGCTTCAAGAACTTCACTTACCTCGGAATGAACTAGGGCAAGCTTGGCAAGCATAAAATCAATGTCTTGAATTGGGGCACTTTCGCTATGCTTGTATACCTTAGACCAAAAACCCTTTTTCTTTGCTGTTGCATGCAAGTCGTTTGCTAGATTACTCAGATACTGCATCTAGATCTCCAACTTCAACTAGGGCAAATTGCAATTCGCCTTCTCCAATAGGATCAACTGCTACAGCAAAGTTTGAGTAATCTGCAACCAAGTCTTCCTTATCCATTACAACAATACCTACTTTATTTAGTACCGCTGCCAAAATTTGTTCAACTGTAATTTGAACTTGCTGTAAATCTAATTCTTCAGCCATTTAATTTATCTCCTTTACGAATGTAGTATCATCATCTGATGATTTGATTTCTAATGAACACACAGTTCCCACCCTCATTTTACCAAGAGCTTTTGAATACATTGTTGGAAATACCAACACACGACTCAAAGTCTTAGTATTATCCGAAAGGATAATGTGTGCCATCATTTTATTTGTTTTTGTTTTGTAATGTGTAAAATCTACAACCAAATGCTTTTCATCTGGAATGTCAATTGTATCACGATAGAGCCAATTAATAAAGGGATCATCCTTTTTATTAATTACATCTTCAATTTCAACGTAGCGATGAATGCGATTATCTCCGACAAGGAAGAAATACATATTGCCAGTTTCAATCTGTGTATTTTCGCTATGAAAAATACCAATAGCACCTGTATCGTCTACCAATTCTACACGACTCCAGCCCTTACCCTTTTTAATAGAGCGAACCATAGCCATAAGAACAAAGCATCCCTCTTCAAGGAATTCTTCAAGTGGTTGAACTTGTGCCTTAATCTTTGGAGCAAGACCTTGAATATCAAACTTAGGAATTGTTAGGTACTCATATAAGTTGTCATTCTCATTGCCATGACGAGGATTATCTTTGAAAGAAGCCCCGCCAATTGCATTAAGTGATTCAATTGCTCTAGTATTAATTCCACTATTCTTAGTTTTAGAAACCTCTAATAAATGCTCATAATTCTTATAAGGTCTATTTGCAATTAACTTAGAAGCAATGTTATCGGAGATGTATTTAATATCTCCAAGTCCAAACCTAATTGCTGTACCTTGAATACTAAAGCCAGATTCTGATTCATTGACATGGGGTAGCAATACCTTAATTCCTAGTCGCTTTGCTTCCAACAAATACTCTGTTCGTGCATCTTTGTCTTTTTCATTTTTAAGAATAGAATAAATAAACTCAAGCGGATAGTAATGCTTAAGCCAAGCAGTCCAATAAGACAACATAGAGTAAGCAACAGCATGACTACGATTAAAAGAATAACCAGCATGAGCCTCAAAATCATGCCACAAGTGTTCCGCATCTTCTTTAGAAATGTTTTTACTTGCGCCCTCAACGAACTTGTCTCTAAATATATCAAATTCTCTAGCATCCTTTTTCTTACCAATGATCTTACGAACTTTATCGGCTTCCGCCCATGTCATTCCGCCAAGGTGTACACAAGCTTGCATAACTTGCTCTTGATAAATAATAACACCATATGTGTTTTTTGTAAAATCTTGCATAATTGGATGAACATACTGAACCATTTCTGTTCCACGCTTGCGATTAACATATGCCCCACCCACCGTATTCATGGCACCTGGTCGAACAAGAGCATTTGATGCAACAAGATCCTCAAAATTATCCACACCCATCTTAATTAGTAGATTGGTGTATGGTGTTGCTTCAGCTTGAAATACGCCTCGTGTGTAGCCGTTAGATAAATCTTTAAAGATCTTTGGATCGTTTAGTTGCAGGGAATGTAAATCAATTTCTTTTCCATCTCTTGATTTAATAATATCTAGTGTATCTTTAATTACAGACAAAGATTTAAGACCAAGTGCATCTAGTTTAATTAAACCAATATTTGCAGCATGCTCCATGTCGTATCCAACTACTGGAATGCGACCAGATACAGAATCATCTGGGTCTTTACGAGTTTCAATTGGTACATACTTAGAGATTGGTTCTTTGGAAACTACAACACCTGCAGCATGCATACCAACAGCACGAATTTTTCCACGAAGCATAGAAGCATACTTCATTACCTCTGGATATTTTTCTCTAAACCAGTCTGCGTTTGGATTGCTTTCCAAATCTTCAAATGTTTCAATACCCTTAAGAGCCTTATTAATTTCTCCAAGCGGTACGCCAAAAGCTCTACCCACATCTCGGACTACACCTTTATCTTTAAAATACTGAAATGTAGAAATAGATGCAACATGCTTAAACTTTGTACGCAAGTAATCTTTAACTTCACCACGCCGTCTATCCATAAAGTCGGTATCAATATCTGGAAAATCATTACGTTCAGGATTGATAAAGCGGAAGAACAACAGGTCATATTGAATTGGATCTACATCTGTTATTCCAAGCAAATAGCATACAAGACTTCCTGCAGCACTACCACGACCTGGACCAACCATAATATCTTGATCTTTAGCCCAACCAACCATATCTGCTACAACTAAAAAGTATGAGGCAAAATCTTTATTCTTAATTACTTCAAGTTCTTCTTCAAGTCGTTCAACATAGTCTGATCCATATGCCGTGTCAATAACTGCTAACTTCTCCAATGCTTCTTCGCATAGTTTACGCAATTCATCATTAGCATTATTCTTAGGCTTAGGCAATAACTCAAGACCCTCGTAAAATTCGTATTCACCAATCTTATTTAATACATCTAACGTATTATCATATAGATCTTCACGATCAATACCTTGCTTAAGCATAGACTTTTTAATCTCATCCCGCCCTTGAATGTAAACATCAATCTCCTCAAAAGAAATGGGACGGTCTGGGTAAAGATGATTTAATCTTTGAAATACATCTTTAAATTTCTTACCAGACTCATATGTTGCTTCTGCGCCCATCTTAGGCTTTGTAGAAATAATAAGTAGAATCTCTTCTAAAGCACGTTGTTCTGGTGTATCAAAGTGGGCATCGGAGGTTACAACTGGCTTTACGTTAAATTCATCCGCAAGTTCTAGTAGTTTGTAGTTAAGGTCTGCAGGATTATGTGCTTGAATCTCCATGTAGAAATCGTCACCAAATCGGTTCTTAAACCAACGAGTATATTCCTTAGCCTTTTCCATGTCCCCACGATCAATTGCCTTAGCAATAAGACCATTCATACATCCAGAAATAACAATAATTCCATCGCCATGATCATTTAGTAGTTCCATATCAATTCGTGGCTTATGGTAATAGCCCTCAATCCAAGCTTTTTCGGACATAGCCTGAAGATTTTTTAGACCATTCTGATCTTTAGCCAGTAAGATAACATGATTGTATACAGAAGTATTATCATCACGCTTCTTAACATCACGCCTATCAAACCTATCGGTGGCAGAAATATAGGCTTCTAGACCTAGTATGGGCTTCATTCCCAATTCTTTTGCAGCAATTTGCATATCACGATGTGAAGACAATGTGCCATGATCTGTAATAGCCATAGCAGTATGTCCCAATGCTTGACCCGCTACTAAAAGCTCATGTGGGGTGCAAAGACCATCCATTAGGCTATAGTGGGAATGAACATGCAAGTGTACAAAATCAGTCATTAAAATTCCTCGTTGTTAATTAGTTTATGTGTAAACCAGTAATAGTTGCAACGGTCACAACATACATTGTTGCGGATCTTTTTAGATTCCCGCTCAAACTCAAAGTAATACTCTGAATCTTTATTATATAGATTTCCACGATGGGTAATCTCAATCTTGTTGGCAATTGATTCGTCTGTCATCCAGCCTGGAACTGTAAGTCCATCGCCACGATGATAGTTTGATTCATGCATTTCTTCAATAGCTGTCCAGTTTTTTTCTGTCTTAATACCACGCCTCTTGCACTCACGCATAACAGAATATAGATATTTGTATAGCATGTTTTCATGATTTTTCCACATGCGAGTAGCTGGATGATTTACCCAGCCCGCTGTGCGACCAAGAAGTGCTGCATAAATTTGACGACCCTCAAGTAGTTGCTTGTTAAGTCGCTTGTTGTCTAATGCTTGTGCGGATAAATCAAAATTATAAACGTAAGGTAGAAAAGTTTGCATATTAATCCAATCAATTGTGTTAGGGGACTAGCATAACACTAGCCCCCTAACTTTGTCAATAATTATTTACCACTCAACGGATGATGATGTGGATGAATCAGAATCTGATGTGCGACCAAGATAGAAATCTTCCTGCTCATCATATGTAACATCACGAACTGCAACCTTTTCAAGGTCTACCAGTTCATACTTTTCCACATCAACTGGCTGAATATCAGCAGTCGGGAGTGGGATGATACTGTAATTAGTATCAGTCTTTTCACCTGTGCGCTTCAAACGCCAGATAACATCTGTGATGCTACCAGTCTCACCAGCATACTGGATAATTTCTGGAGTTGCACTCTTTGGTCCTGCACCCTGCGAGAAAATTGCAACGTATGGCTCTTCCGTACCATCATCAACAAGTACGTTGATGTATAGTCGGCTACGACCCTTCCATCCAATTTTTGGATCACGGCGATGCTGCTCACATCCGTAGCAACGACCCTGATCGTCAATAGAGCATAGAGCCTTACGGCGGTAATCGGTTGGATTTGTGTGTTCAACGGCAATAAAGCCAAGTCCTGCATCTGCAACGTAATTCTTTGAGTCTGGGTCAAGTTCCTGCAGGAAGCGAATCTTAACACTCTGATTGTCGTTTAGCTTAAGCCAACGACCCTTTGGACCATCTGCATAATTTGATGCTGGCTTGTCCAGAGCCTTGTTCATAGCGGATAAACCTTTTACTAATCCCATTGTATATCTCCTATAGTGTAATTGGGCTATATTGTGCCCTTGTCTTATTATTATACCATCATTACATGGCTGTTGTCAAGGCATATTCATAATGCGGAACAGCATTAATAATACATGTCCTAATTTCTTCTGGAGTTAATTCTCCAGCATCTTTTGCTTCATGTGGATATATCATATCATAACTATACGAACTCCACAAGATATTTTTATTATTTAATCTGTTGGCGATATTGGTGCCAAGTTTTCTACCAGCCTCATCATTATCTGTCATGATAATAATAGTAGATGCGTATCGATTAAGTAATTGAATTTGTTCTTTTGATAAATGTGCCCCTAGTGTGGCTACAACATTTGGAAATCCCGCCTGAGCAATTAGAATTGCATCAAAAGATGATTCGCAAACGATAATCTTTCCACCATGCTTTTTGGCAGAACTAAGATTAAATAAAGTTTTATTGCGTGGAAGATTCTGACTATTCTTAAATGCTTTTCCCTCAACCGATCTACCAATAATTCCCACCAACATTCCATCTGGAGAGCGCAATGGAACTGTCACCATATCATGCACAGCGGAATATCCAAGAGAAAAGTCTTTTATTGACTCTATAGATATACCCCTAGAATAAAAATAGCTTAGAGCTGTTTCATTATTTAATAATTCATTGTGTAATCTAGTAGCAGTTTCTGTAGAAAATTCTACAAAATCTGGCTTTTGCTCTAAAAGATCTGAAAGTTCATCGGAAACATCCGAACTTGATTGCTTATTAGCCAAAATAAATCTAATTGCTTCAAAATCGTTTCTGTGTGTAGTTTCTTTAACTAAATCATTTAGTGTACCTCTAGCATCACAGGATGGATTAAAACAAAAGTAAAGACCTTTATTATAGTCTACTTCAAATGATGGGCTATTGCGATTGGCATGAAATGGGCACAAGCATAAAAAATGCTGTCCAGTTTCTGATTCAATCTTAAGATTTAGGGCATTAAGAATTGATCGGATATCCGATTTGGTATAAACATCGTTCATTGTTTTTTTGCCTATCTAGGAATAAAATTTTGCCCAGAAAATCCTTCGAATTTTTGAGCCTTACTCTTGCCTAAGTATACACCATAGACTTCTAATTGAAAAGTATAATTGTCTTTTAGGTGATTATATTTTACACACCATTGCGGGTCTAAGTCTAAAACGGGAACATATCCATTAGATCGCATCTCATCTATTAATAATTTAAGATACATTTCTTTTAACCTAACCATGTCAGAGTCGCTCTTAATGATTCCATTAAGGTAAAAACTCTTTATATTTCGTTTTAACATCACGACCTTCCTTACAAACCATTTTACCAGGAATATAAGGGTTTACATAATGTTTAAAAGGGTTGTTCGTAGATTTCTTTAACGATACCCCGATTAATATCCCAGTCAAGGAAAAAATTAAAATCGGTACCGTGACGATTCTTTCTACTAACTACTTCAATAATATTAGTGTCAGGGGTTCTATGTACCGCCATTGCCATGTCAGCATCATATTCGATAGCTTTTGACCATGCCACCTGTGACAATAATGGTGGAGCATCCTGATCTGATACATCATCCATTGTTGCTGCAGTAATATCAATAACAGGAATGTTATTTCGTACCGCCAAGTTTTTAAACTCACGAGAAATATTCATGTTACGCTCTGTTGGAGCTTTTGAATTATTGCTATCCGTAAACAATTGGTGGTAATCAAGGATTACGATATCTGGTTTATGTTGATCAATCTTAGCCTGAACAGTTGTTGGGGTGACTTGACCTGAACCCTCGTTAGATACAAGGATAAAGCCATTGGTATCCAAGAACTTCTTCTTAGCCCAAGAACCAAAATCATCTGGATTTACAGTAGCTTTAGCAAAATCTGATGCCTTAAACAAACCTGAGCCAAGCATGGTGTAAATACGGTCACGCATATTTTCAGGTGTCATCTCAAGGGAAACAATCATTGGCTTAAATCCTTGTTCCCATGCCTTGCAAGCAAGATAGGAACTCATCCAAGTCTTTCCACGACCCGCCCAACCAATCATAACAATTAGGTGTCCTGGAGCCATTCCAGTGGGGTATGCTAAATCAATAGCTTTAAAGCCAGTCATAATACCTGGACTTCCGCCCATTTCAGCAGAGCGTGTTCTTACGGCATCAAAATGTTTTTCCGCTAACTCATAATCTGTAACATCTACATCTCGTACAGTATTTGTTAGGCGAGTAAGCTTCATCAATTCTGAAGACATATCTGAAATTACTCGTGATGCTGCATTAGTCTTTAGACTGTTGCCAGAATTAAGAAGCATGTTGCGAATGCGAGATGTAAGATAATCATTTTTAAGCTGATCTAAATAATAGGCAGTTTCTCCTTTTACAATGACTGGCTCAAAATCTTTAAACTTTTCCTGCAACACAGATGCATCTGGAACAGCACGAAACTTATTATAATAAGATTTAAGACCATCCCAAACATCTCTATGCGATACAAATACATCATCAATGTTCTCAGCAAGTACGGTTGAAATATCTTTGTTGTTGCATACTGACGAAATTAGGGCTGCTTCACTATTCATTTTCTTCTACCATCTTTTTTGTTTGTTCTAGCAAAAATTTTCTGCGTTCTTTATCTTGTTGCAACTTTACCATATTCTCATCGATCTTGTCAAAATTATAAAAAAACCAAGTTAAAGGATGACCTGGTTTTGTGATTTTGAAATAGTATTCCAATAGTTCTTTTGACCTATCGTAGCCTACGCTATCTATTACGTCTTGCATAGCCCACTTTTCTCTGTGACGATTAATGTGTGGGGCTTTGGAATATTTTTCCTGATATAATGCAGCATACTTACTCACCAAAGCATGAGCAAGTTTAGCATCTTCTTTTGTCATTATTTCTTGTTACCCTTAAGTTCGGCTTCAATTTCATTTGCCTTTTCAATAACCTTGTCTTCAACAAACTTATAAACTCTATCTGTTGCATCATTAGTATTTTCACCTTGTCTTACAAAGTCTTCAACACCAATTGATACACGAATGCTTTCATAATTCCCCAAGTTGCGAACAAACTGCAACTCTACTCTAACACTTGTATTATTGTTCATCCTGATCTCCCGTCAAAAAGCCCAGAGGCTTCATTTTTTTATTGTCTTTGATATTACTTAGCAATTCATATAATAGCATAAGTCGGTCTGATATAGCAAGCATTGTTTCTGTATCGCCCTTTTTCTTTGCTATTCTATAGGATTTATTAAGTACCTCAAGGGATGATTTTAATATCTGCTTTGGATTATCTTCAATACTCATAGTTTACCATTCTGGTTGTTTCCAGACGGGAACAAATTCTCCATCTGGATTTTTAGCGTAGAGAACCTTTTCATTTCTCATCAAGGCTTCAAGTTCAGCCCTGCTGGGAATATTACTTGTTGTGATCATTCCATCTTTTCTGGGTCTTCCCCGATGAACTGTTTTAAAAAATTCGTGAAGACTAATCATATCTTCTTCACTAAAATAAAATTTTCCTGGAACTCTGTTTTCGTCAAGGGTGTAGACTTGCTGAGGTTTATTTATATCCCCTGCTCGCCAATGTCTTTTAATTGTATCCGAGCTTCTACCAATTAACTTGGCTGCTTGGGTTATGGTGTATGCACTTTTTTTATTTTTTAATACATCAGTAAGAGAATAAGCAACTCTCTTACCTGACTCATAATCCCAAGCAATCAGCAAGTCTTCTGCACGATTACGATGTAATGCCTTGTGTATTTTATCATTTAGATAAAAGTACAATATTTTTTCGCTAGGCTTTTTTCTTTTTGTTGCAGCCATGTTCCTAAAGCATTCCCATCTTTTTTAATCATCCATCTTTTTCCGCATGCCATACAGAATAATTCTACTCTTTGTTTTTGAGAAAAAACTCTGTCGACAAACACTCTACCTTGACAATTTTTACAAAACATTTACTTCTTTGTTGGCAATAAATTAAACTTGATTAGCCATGCATTAAAAGCTGTATTTTGTAGTGCATAAACATAAACAATTTGTGATGCTGTATAGATATAGGTAGAGTGCTTTGCCGTATCTAAAAGATCAATTGTTCCATTCTTTAAAAAGTAAGCACTGACATAGCCCGTCAAAAGACTAAGTGCGCCAGCGATTGCATTTGATGCCTTTGGTGAAAGGTTAATAGTCTTTACCAAAGATGTTGCTAGGGTAACTAAAATACCCAATCCCAAAAATAATAGGGATGTTGTTTGTGTATCTGTTAGATTCACTTTAATCTCCTTAGATTAATTATGCGGAAAACTTTTTTCCGTCAACATAGCAAGTATAATCTGGGGTAATTTGAATTAGTTGAATATGGGGGAAGTTACCATTTTCAACATGTGCTACCGCAAATCCTGCTTGCCAATTTTTTGTGATGGTATAATCCATCTTGCTAACATCTGTAAGATGCCCAATTTCAAATCCCCGCAACTCTTGTCCAGTAATGCTGTATGTTTGAAAATAAGTTCCCATACGATGTGAATGTCCACGAACCAAAGATACTCCCCAGTTATTAACATCATTTCTTACAGACTCTCCAGCATGCTTGGAAATAGATTCTCCGTGATGAGCATACATATCTCCAAAGCGATGCACTGGTTCCTGATCGTATTCATGCCAAACAAATCCTGCGTTTTTGTAATCATATAGGGAATCTGGTGTAATATATTCTAGAAAAGCTGGTGCTTTCTTAGCAAGATAATCTCCATGACGAGTCCATCCATGATTTCCATCATGAAAATGCTTGTCTGCCTTTGGCACAATTTTATTAATTTGATGAAGAAATTCCTTAGTTCCAGTAACTCCGCCATCACTTACAGGAATTGTAAATTCAAGAGGGGAATCTGAAGCCCAACGGCTTGTAGAATCTGCATCATCAATATCTCCCAATAGGTCAACTGCATCTGGCTTCCACCACTTCATTACCTTTAGAAATAACTCAACTTTGCGTGGGTCATGGCGAGGAAAATGTACGTCACTTACCATCATCCACTTAAGATCGTTTGTCATTTTATTACTTTCTACTTGTGAGCTTTACTATGTTGCTCTCTGGTACACAGAAATAGATTTTCTATTCCGTTGTCTATTTTGTTTTCGTTTATATGATGTACAGTTTCCCATACATCTAATATTCTGTCAAGGTTTTTTTCTATTACCAACCTATGCTCATAGTACCAGCCACCAAATGATTTTGGATGTTCTGGTATTTTTATGAGTATATATCCTTCTTTTGATATTTTAGATTCTCTTTTAACCCAAGACTTTAATATCTTATACATTATGCATAGGAAATTAAAAGTAAGTTTACTATTACCATAAGAGGCTTTTTTGTAGAAATAGTCCCTGCTGGTGCTAGAGAATCAACACTAACCGTTACTGTATGCTGACCATTTTCATTTTTAATGTTAGTTGATGTTATAAGCTTATACTGACTAATATCATGTGTAGCAGAAATACTAGCAATCGCTACTGGAAATTTTGGCTTACTTTGAAACCCTTTAACGGAAAATGTTACAGAATCGTTAATCTTGGTTAATTTTTTAGTTGACGCACCTGCATAAATTTGAATACCCGCTTCACCATCACCAGAAATTAATCTAAGTCCTGTGGCAGAATCTCCACTCGCTGTATTATCAAAATGAAATTGTGTTTTTTGATCTAGCTTGCTCTTATTTGAATCGATAGTATTTTTAATCTGATTAATATCTGCTACTGTTAAACTAACATTATCCATCTAATGGTTCTCCTTCTTTTTGAAGTCCCGCCTCTTTTTTGCTGACGAGAACAATTTCGTGCTTTTTAAATCCAAGTGATTTGATTATATCTGGATTGGTAATTAAACTTTTTTTATTATCTATAATAAGATATATTTTACCACTAGATATATCTCTGATCAAAGATCCGTCTCTGAAGCCAATAACTCCAACAATTTTGCAATCATTCATTACAGATTCAGAAGTTTTTACCGTTCTTAGATTCCATGATTCTCTTGCCCGCTCAGACACAAATCTAAATCTTTTTTCACCCTTAACATAAAAATATCCTTTTTCTGTATGGGCAATCATTCCACTTGGAATGCGGGGATTTACATTAGTTTGCTTTTTGAACACTTACTTGTAATTCCTGAATACGCTGTTCACGGGCTTGAATCTCTTGTGTTGCTTGTGCTTTTAGCATAGCAAGATTTGTTTCGTATTGGCTAGTGATTTGACCAATACGATTTTGTAGTTCCTGAACTAATAATTCTAGTGTCTGAAAATCCTTTGCCGATGGCTGTGGAGCCACATAGCGGGGATCTGGTACAAATTCTGTTGTCTCTTCTGACATTTATATCTCCTTTGTGTATGTTTACCAATTGTACTATTTGTATTTTTATAATGCAAGTATTATTGCATAGTTCCATAAGAATACGCACTTGCTGTCATTTGTACTGCATGAATTGCATAATAAACATTTGCTACAAAAGAAAAAGCTGTACCGCTATAATTATGAAATCTTATAGTACAGCCAGATGCTGTTACTAATGTAGCTGGAATAGAAATTTCAATATTTCTACTAAAAGGCGTTGTAGTTCCAGTTGCCCATGTTGCAGTAACTACAGGTGCAACTGAAAATCTTCCAGATGGAAATGGAATTGTCGCATCAACAAAGCTTCCATCAGAAATAGATGTTGTTGGGGCTGCAAAATATCCCGTAGAAGTTGCAAATGGCAAATTTCCAGAAATTAATTTTGGTCCTGCGGTCCAAGTGTCGGATGCTGATTGATATAAATATGTTGTTCCCTGATAGACTGGAACTTGATAATACTGAGACACAGTATAGTAATCTGATGTTACTACGTTGGAACTTAAAGCAGATGCACCAAAATAATAAGCTGAACTTAATTTTATTGCGCCCGAATCTTCGGTAAAATTTGATGCTGAAGATGGATTTATAGTTTTTGTATTAAATATTGAAAGGTTGGTAGCTCCACCATAAATACCAAAATATCCAGGAATTAAATAAAATTGTGAATTTCCATAAATACCATTAAGACCATATGGACTATATCCAATTGCACTTCCCGTTCCATTTGCAATGGATAATGAAACATTTTGATCAGCAACGTGTCCAATTTTAATATCGAACAACCCAGAAGAACTTCCAATACTAACAGCTCCTGTAAAAGATCCAGATGTTGCATTTATATTTCCTGTTACTGAAAGATTTCCATTAGACATAGAAATAGCACCAGATGCTCCAGCTAATCTAAAGTTACCTGCTTTGTCAACATAGAAACCGCTGCCAGTTGAAGATGCTGTTTGAATACCATTAATAACACTGTACATTTGTCCGAGTTGACCATTAAGTGTAATATTATTTGCTGTAGCACTTGCTGCCGAACCACTATTTCCAATAATAAAGTTTGTTGATCCCGACCCTTCAGATGCAATACCTGTTGTTAAAACTTGGAATCTAGCAATTGTAGGGCTTGCTCCAGTTGCTGTAGGGATGCTAAACATTTGAATACCATTCCCATCATATCCAAATAAACCTGTTGAGTCAAGAATGACTCTTTGTCCCGATCCCGCATTTGTTCCTGCATACAAAGAGCCACCAGATTGCACTTGAACTGCACCAGTAAATGTTCCAGATTGTGCTGTGATATTTCCACTAAAAGATCCAGAAGTTGCATTAATATTTCCTGTAATGGATGCGCTTGTGGCAGTTAAAGCACCTGTTTGCGTAACTCTAAATTGTGATGCGGAACCAAGAGCAAAACCATTTGCTGAATCTAAAGAAATGTTGGTGGCTGTTAAAGCATTTGATCTAATGGAAAACCCACCGATTGAACCAGATGTTGCTGAAATACTTCCAGAAATACTAGCATTTGTAGCATTTAATAAACCAGCACTTGTAACAGAAAATTGTGCTAAAGCAGGATTTGTATTTCCTGCATAAAATGGATATCCTGTTGTGTTCATTCCTACGGCATTTGTTCCAGTGCCCGCTGTTAAATCAGATGCGCCAATAGCCCAACCACCAATTAATCCCGCACCCGCATAAATAGTGCCTCTAAAATAAGCATTACCATCTACGGTATTTAAAAAAAATTGGGCTTGACCAGAAGATGTTGTAGCAAATTTGTATCCAAGAATGCCAGTGCTATTTATAATTACCGCACCCGTGTTGGCAGATCCAGTTAATTGAGAAATTACACTTGCAGTACCATTCCAAATATCTGCTAGTTGAGCTTTTCCTGCATACTTAATTCCATTTTTATCTAACCCACCAGCAGTTAATGCACCACCAACAACACTTCCAGAATTCTGAGCTAATGCAGTAACAACAGCACTATTAATGCTAGTCAGTTGCGAACCGTCTGAATTTGTTAATGGCGTAGTAAATTGATAAACAATTGAATTGGGAGAATAATTGCCATTATCATCTTTGGCTCTCACCATAACATTGTATGTCTTGCCTGGCTGAAGTTTGGTTAAATCAATACTAGCCATTATGTCACCGTCAGATAATATTCAATTTCTAGGGGCTGACCATATTTTGTTGTAACTAATGGACCTGCAGAAGATGAGCGACTTACCAATTGTTGTTCAGATAGCTTGTTGCTACCGTCCATAAACTTAACTGCATCTAGATAAACTGTTCCATTCCCGCCAGCAAAACTTGCTGTTAGTCTATCAATTACATAATTAAAGGATGCTGTTGGATCGTTTAACATTCGTACCGATGCCGAATAATATCCAGAAGCAGATGTGCTTAATCTAATTGAAGATGAGGTCCAAGTATTCAACAAATCATCTGTCATAACAAATGTAAGACTTGGACTAACACTTGATGATGCAGCAACATAGTATAGCAACTGAATAAAATCATTGCTATTGAAGCCTGAAACATCTAAGCCAAATCCCGATCTTGTTGCAATACTTGCAGTAGGAACAGCAATGTTATAATAACCAAATCTTGATGATCCACTGGTTGCAACATTAGATGCAGTTGCAACACTTGATCCTACAGACCAGTCACTTGATGCAGTTGATCCATAAAGCTCATCAAACTCGGAGATGTAAAGATTGTCTGCTGCGTCAGTATTAAAATAGTTTTGAGGAATAATTCCAATTTCATAAATAGATGCAACAAGAAGTGGGTCTAGACTAGCCTTAATAACAATTTGATTAGACCCAGATACTGGCTTATAAGTTTTCATGGTAATTGGTGAGCGACTTACTTCATAGGCTAAAGTGGTATCTGTTGATGCTGATACTGTATATAAAGCACCAACCAATAAAGTACCCGCCCAATCCTGTGTGGATTGTGCTAAATATTTATTAATCATTTGAATACCGTTTGAAGTAACTACGTTTTCTTTCTCCGCAATTATTTCTCCGTTAGACTTAAATATATATTTTCCTTTAATCAACTTTCACTCGCATTAATTGTATATTCGTATTCTGCTGCTCCAGGCACATCATCAAAAACTAATGACGCAACCCATCTAACCATACCATCTGATGATGCAGAATTATCTTCTAGTTGATATGAAGTTACATCAATTGCTAGATTTTGAGGGGCATCCAAAAAACCTACCACATCTTCAATCATTAAATCATCTTGAGTTGGCACTACCTCGCTATTATCTTCTGAAAGCATTGAATCTGGGTCAAACATCTCTCCAAAAGAATCATCAAAATAGTTTTTCTGTTCAAGATCTTGGATTTCAGCTTCTTGGTCAATAATTTCATAAACAACATCAGAAGATTCTAATCTGTCAATAGTATTTCTGGGATCGTCCCGATAAATAGTTATTTTCTTTTTAGTTGGAACTGTTGCTGGATTTACATATTTATGAGACTTTGTTGGTCTATGGTTAACATGACTTTTCATACTTACTCCTCCAATTACTATATTATACCATCTATGGCATTATTATGGGTTTTATCGTTAATTGTGTTTCAGACAATCCTTCGCTAAATCCCTGACTTACTGATGTTACAAGGCAGATTAAGGGCTTTGAACTATCCGTACCAATTCTTTTTAAAGTATAAACTAATTTAACAAAATCCCCAACTTGAATCAATGGGTTTCCAAAAATAGAAATACTAATATCTGTATAGAAAGTATTAGCGGATTTTGATAGCAATTCCATCATGCCATCAATGTCTTTTTCAGATCCAACCCAATCTGCATTTAATTCAATACTCAGTCTTTGATTTGAATCAATGACACGTTCAACTCTTTTTTGCTCTGAAAGAAGCTGATATTGTGACCAAATTTCTATTGGTTCGTGAGAGTTGTTATCTGTTCCAGATGAAAGTTCTACCGTTTCATTGCAGTTATTAACAACTACAAATTTAGACCTGAATGGCGATGCATAAAGACTGGAATACATCAAATCATTTTTTGTGATAGGTCCCGAAATTCCAGCTTTATTATTGGTTGTAGTAGCACTTGCTCTAGATCCATATACAACTGGAATAATTTTTGCTGTCCAAGGAATAATCGGTGTTAGTGCATTTGTAACATCGTAAAGCTTTATTCCTCTTGCTTGTGGTTGTGATTGGAATAAATATAAATTTGTTGTTTGATTAGGATTTTTAAATACTAAATTATTTAAAAAGTTTTTTGATGTAAAAAAGTATCTAGCATGAGATTCATATTGCTCTACTGGAATATTTTTTCCGTTTGTATCTGGAAGCACTGTGTCTGCATAAATTTCTTTAATATGCATTGTTACAGATTGATTAGTATCATTACATTTTACATAAGCCCCAAAATTAGAACCCGCAGTTCCTTGAGAAAATCCTTTAAAGACACTTACGGTTGAAATCTTTTTTCCATCTACAGCAATATCAATATATCCATTTGAAATGTACATAGATAATCTGTGGGTTTCTCCATCAAACATTCTTGGCAAGGAAATGTTTTCTATATATGCTATCTGCTTCCCACCTGATGGACTAAGCCTATACAAAGAAAGATAATACACGATGCCACGCTTTCCTGTAGAAGATTGCTTTGATGTAATCTCTAAGAAAAAGGTAGAGTTACTTTCCTTTGATCCAATTACAACATCTGAGTTTATTCCAGTCATATTAAAGAATATTCCTATAGATGCATTATGCAAATCTGTCCAATGACCAGTAACAACTTTTCTAGTTTGATTTCCGTTTTTATCCGCTACCCACTTTTTTCCACTCCAATGACCATGCTGTGTTTTAGTAACATCCTTTACATCAGAGTTTGATGCGGGGGGAACGGAAAAATCTATTGCATACAAATTGTATCCTGCATCTTTTTGATTTTGTGGCGACATAAGGACATATTCGCCTTTCTTTTTTGCAGTCACAACAAGATCATTTGACTTGATTGTAAATCTTGAAACTTTATCGTTTAATACAGCTTTTGTATCTGAAGTAGAATACAAGTATGTCTTAAATTGATTTTGAATATTATCTGGAGAATAAATAATATGATCTGAAACAAGAGTTCCATATTTTCCTCTTTGTAGATTAACTAATCTTCCTGTTGGTTCATACTCAACTGAAGTAATTAAGTTTGTATAAGAATTTCTAACTTCTTCAATTGCTTGGCTAATGTCTGCAGAACCTTTAATAATTTTTGTAATATACCCAGCATGATTTGTAGATGGATAAAATATGTATTCCATACCATTGTATCCAACAATTTCATTTCCAATCAGAAGGTCTCCCGCATAATTGCTAATTGCTTTTTTTGGACCAGCAAAAGTAATGTTTGGATTAAAATGAATAGAATTTGATGTAGATCTCAAACTTTTTCTTAATTCAAATTTAGGAAGAGATATTGCTGATTCTTCCCACCAAATTTTTGGAGAAGATACGCTATTCTTAAAAAATACTTCTTTTGCTCCAGACTTGGCATTTCTTTTATCGTCTGCAACGCTGTCAAAAACTTTTGGAGTTTTGTAGTTAATAATAATTTTTCCTACTTTTTCAGAGATCTCTTCTGAATAACTATCTGAAATAATATTTGGATAATAAGTTATTCCACTAGCGGAAGTATTGGTATCTGTAATTGCAAAATTAACTGATCCTGAATTTTTATTAAATGTTTGTAAAATTTTTGCAAGGCTTTGGAATCTCATAATTCCATACTCATCTATGAACGCCCCAATTTGATTGGCAATAAAAAGATCTTGCAAGTTTTCAAAAACGGATTTTGATTCATCGTACCAAAAACTGCTTGTGTTTGCTATATCTTGACATATGTATTTGAGAACATCATAATCATAGTCACTAAATCCAGAAATATTTAGCATGGTTTTGATAACAGAAAAAAGATTTTCATTTCTTGATGAATAAGGTGTTGAATCAATTCCTTGATAAAACTTTGTAATATCAAAAAGTTCTACTGAGACATTACTGATATCATCAATCCTCCAGCCATTTGAATACAAAACAAACTGACTAACATTTTCTGTAAGATCTGGCTGGAATGATGGAGATGTAAGGAATCCCGTAAACTTAACTCCCTGCCTCATAAGGTTATAAAATGTTGCACTAGATGACTGATTTTCAAAAATAGTGTATGCGGATACATCATCTTGGTAAAAAGGAATATTGCTTATAGAAATAGTTCCACTATTTGAATTAATATAAGACAGGGGAAAACTATTTGAATTTGGAGAAGTTAATTCTTTTCTTACAGAATAATCTTGAACAATGGGAGTAATATCTACTTCAAGTCTTGGGGATAGCTCTATCAGGTGTAATCTAGTTTTATCGTTATCGGATAGGTACTTTGAGTAGGTTGTCTTTGCAGTAGTGTTTGCACTAAAGCTAATTCCAACAACATTGTTAACAACATTTTGGAATGTCCCGCTTGAGCTTAATTGTGGTGGTGTTGTCCAAGAACTTGTTGACCAAGAAGAACCATTATAATATAAGGTTGTAAGACCAGAATTATTAAAGTCTGATGATGATAAACTAATTGTAGATGGGGTACTTCCAGAACCTGTATATAGAACAACGCTTCCAGAATTAATTGTTTGAAATGTAGTAGCATACTTAATAACAATTTTATTAATTGATAAATTAGAGTTATATCTTGCTTGAATTGATTGCTTGACACTATCAGAAATATAATATTTAAATTTTTCATAACCATCTGGCAAGATTTGTTGCTGAGGACTAAGAATTTCTTTTGCAATATATGACTGTGGATTTTTTACAGCAAAAGTTACAGGTTTTGTTGTTGATGCCGAACTGCCATTATAAACTGCTTTATCTTTGCTTGGAAGAAAAGGATGTAGTAATGCTTCTCCAGGTCGCATAGCTGAAAATGCTGATTCTGGTGGATAGTATTCGTTAAGAAAAAAATTGTGTTCTGTTATTGGATATAATTCAATTTTATCTACCCACAAAATTGAATTTTCATATTCAGATACCATGTCAAAAGATAGTTGAGCATAACTCATATCTGGAGAATTAGTATCATTTGGCACTCCAAACCAAACCTCAACTTTCTTCCAAGTATCTACAACTGCCTCAACTGTGCTAATATTTTTGTTTAGTGTGCCAGTTGTAATATCTGTTGATCGTACAAACTGATAGACATCTACACTTTGACTAGATGAGTTGTAGGCGTTAATTTTTGGAGTAACAAAAACGTGTGGATTAAATGCTGCCGAAGGATATGCATCGGCATGCTTTGATAAATTATCTGTATACGAAAGTGATGATGTTGTTGTTCTATATGAACTATCAACCTTTCCGTTAACTGAACGATAAATTCTATATGCTGTAGCATTGTCATTTTTGTACCAACTTAAATAAACCGTTCCACTTCCACTAGAATAAACATCAATAGCATCTAAACTGTTTATATTTTTTACTTGCTCCCCGTTTGAATTAATACCAGCAACTCGATAAGTGTAAAGATTTGTACCAGAACTACTTACGTTGGCATTTTTAATTTGAGTGTATAGAGCATCCCCATCTGTATAATTAATTCCCGCCGTTTTTACAAAAAATACAAATTTATAAAAATAAGATGTTTTGGGCAGGGTAATAGAGTCGGATATAACCCTTGACGCAATAATTCCAGACTCTTTGGAATCGGATGGGTCTATTTTGTCTAATGTTGTAAATTGTAGAACTGTTGATGCTGTATCGGTAGGATCTGGAATTCCTTGTCCAGATATTGAAACTATTGAAGAGTTTGTAGTGCTTGAACTTCCATTACTTACAAAACCATTATTCCAAAATGATGCAGAGTTAAGACTTGCAGTAGCAATAGAAGTTCCACTTGATGATGTAACAACATATGGTTGAATGAATGAATTATAATTCCATTCCGCCCAAATTTGTGGAAGAATTGCAATAGAATTAGCAGATGCAAATAGCTGTTGTGTTAATGAACTTCCTAACATTAAATCTCCGTAAACTCTATTTGAACATTAACAATATCCGTTAGCTTGTATCTCTTAACTATATTATAGTTAAAGTTGGTCATGAAAGCCTGAATTGTTTCAAAGGCAGCAGATGATGTTGATGGATAAAATGCTGAACTAGAATTTGCGGATGCAGTATCTTGAGAGTGTGCAACTCTTAAATAAATTGGTTTAAATAGATTTGTTTCATAGAATGATTTCATCCAAGCCCCACCCTTATATCCATCAACAGTCATTGTATATCCACCATATGTGGTAGATGATGATGCGGGATTTGCTGGAGTGCCTGTTCCAGAAGGAATTTCATTCCAAGAAACACTAAATCTTTTTTTCTTTGACACAACATATTTTCGCATAGTACCATTTGCCATGCGTTGTGCTTTTTCAATAATTTCATATCCAATATCAATAGGCTGGCGGTTATGATCGGTAAGTTGATAAAAAGTTGTAGATGCTGCTGATGTAGCAACTGAAATACCTGCTGATGCGGAATAATAAGGCATTTTATCCTAAAGTCCTTCCAGTAGACATACTTCTACTTTCTCTTTGAATTGTTCTCATGACGGTTCTTGCAATTTCATCGGGATTGGCATTTGTGTCAACGCTTACGTTAATATTATACACTGAATTGTCACTAAACGAGTTATTATTATCACTAGCCATACCTCCAAATGAATAGTGTTTTGCTAACCCCCCAGCAGCATAATGTGGACCAAATGAGCCATCATTAATAGCATTCATTAAGCCTACCCCATATTTACCAACCGAATTAGCTCTAACAACATACTCACCATTTGAAAGCATGGCGGGAATTGAATCTGAAGTCATAGTTCCTGGACCAGATATGTAACCACCAAACGCATAATTTTTGCCAGTAGCTGGATTAATAACGGGATGCCCATCCGATACCATTCCTGTGGTATCTAGTGATGCTGGTGTATCTAAGGTTTTTCCATTTTCTGCATCCCATTGCAACCATTTATTTTCTTCCTTGCTCCAAACAAATTCTGAACCATTTGGTGTAAACCCATGCATACCGTCTTTTACTCTTACAGGTTTTTTGTTTTTATTTGTTCCTGGGGACTCTGTTGCATCCCAGATAGATTTTGCTCTAGACACAGCTGCTGTTGCAGTTGTTCCTGGGTGAGCAATCATAATTCCTGCAGCAGTTTGTCTAACAAAATCTTTTTCTGCTTTTGTTGCAATTCCTGCCAGCATTCCAGAAACTTTATCAATTGCTGCAGCAGCATTCAAAATAGATTGAATTCCAGGACTTTTTGAAACATTGTCAAAATAAGTGTGCCATTTATCTAGACTAATTCCCGAATCTGCAACAAGTTTTTTAATGCCATCATCTCCAGAAAGTGCTTTCCATGCAGACTTTGCATCTTTATATTTTCCACTTGTAAGTGCAGCAACCATTTTTTCTGCCAGTGTTTCTGCAGATGTTGCTGTGTTTTTGGTTGCTGTATCTACTGTAACTACAGTGCTATTGATTACACCCAACTGAGTAGTTAAAGCTTTTAGTTGAGTTTGTGCAGCATCAATTGCTGCCTGATGCCTTGCAATTTTTGCATCATCTGAAGCATCTGCTCGATCTTTTTTCTTTTGCTCGGCTTGTTTTAGCAACTCTTCATTGTAAGCACTTTGAGCAGCAGCCATTGCAACAAGATCTCCAGTAGCACCCGCTCTGGTAATTCCCATTTTAAGATCTGCCAAAGTTCGTTCATTTTGAATTTGTCTGTTTTGGGCATCTGCTACTTTATTTCTAGCTTCTTTTTCTTTATTAATCTCATCAATATAACCTTGTTCTTTTTCAATGGCTGCATTAACATGATCAATTTCTGCTTGTTTAGCATCTATAGAAGCTTGATGTGCTGCTTCCTTTGCTTTTTGAACTTTTTCAGCGTTTGCTGCAGCATTAGTATCATTTTTTCCAGCAAGGTCTATAAGTCCCTGGAATCCAGTCATTCCCGCAGATTTTGCAGCATATATATCCATCATGCCATTTAAAGCATCTACGTTGCTGGTTAAAGCAAGAACTTGTTTATCTGTTATACTAAATCCAGCATTTGCCAAAGCGTCATACTTTGCAACACTATCTAAGCTAATGCCAGATTTATCAAGTTTAGTATTTAATTCAGCAAGTCTTGGATTTGTTGCGGAAACAACATTATTAAATTCTTTGAATGCTGCTGTGCTAGTTTTAAATTTACCAGAAACTGCCCCAGATAATCCTTGAATTTGTTTTGTAAACAATGCAAAATCTGGATTTTGTGCTGCTTGAGCAAGAACATCTCCCATGACGGTTGTTGAAGGAGCTTTACTTAATGTATAATTTAAAGAATTTTCTTTAGTAAGATTCTTAACACCCATACCGCCAAGCACTTCACCAGTTTGTCCAACTGTTGCACCTGCACCCTGCAAATACGCTTTAACTGCAGCATTGGCTTTTACCTTAGATCCTGTTAGTTCAAGGGTGCTTGCATAAGTAGTTGCCATAAGACCTTGAACTTTTTTAATGTCTTTGTCTTTTAATGCATCTTTCAAGTTCTTCATTGTTTTTTGAACTTCTGGGTCGTCAGAGTTTTTAAAGCTTTCCGCTAAATTATCAATAGTTTGTTTCATTCTGCTTGCAGCAGTAGAAAATGATTTAGACGAAAGAATGGTAGCATTACCAAATCCTTTAAGGCTTACTCCAAATGCTTCCATCGATGATGTTCCCATAAGAACTGCTGATTTTAATCCCGCTGCTGTATCTTCTGCTTTAACTTTTTGTTCTGAGAACCATTTTGTAGCCAGCCCGCCAACGCCACCAAGTGCAGCACCAATTGCTGCTCCATATGGTCCAAACATAGCACCTAAAGATGCTCCCTTTGCCATTCCGCCTACTGCAGACTGTCCAAGACCTTCTGGCATTCTACTTGTAAGTGCATCTCCCGCAGCCGTAATCAATGGGGCAGCCATCATACCACCCATACTAAACTTAAGTTTACTCTTGCCCTCCGAATCTTTTAACGAACCTTTAATTTTGTCCATCATGGAACCACTAGAAAGCCCACCACTAGAACCAATCATTTTTGCATTTGCTCTTTGATCTTTCATATCTTTAAGATTTTGTTTAAATGTTTCACCAATTCCTGGCAATGTATTTTTCATTTTAAAATTAAAATTACTAAATGTGGTAGCAACAGTGCTTAGACCATTCTTTACTGAACTTGCTGCCGATGAAATTGCTGTACCAACCTGTGATTGTTCCGATGCTCCTGTAGCAAAACCTGGAGCTTGTTTTAGAACTGCTCTATTTGCACCAGAACCACCATATCTTATCTGATCTGATGGGGTAATTCCAGCAATTGTGCTTGCGTTTCTAATACGACTAAAAAGACCACCTATGCCAAATTTAGGAACATGACCGCCATTTGCAAATTTTGCTGTACCGTTATTAATCCCTGCCATAAATGATGATCCATGTGCTGCAGTTGCTTGAGGGGACATGACGTATTCTCCATTTGAAAGCATAGCAGGAATTTGTCCACCATTGGATGCTCCAAGTGCAGTCATCATGGACTTGAAGATCTTTAAGCCAGTTCTGCCTCTTCCTGCTGCAAGTTGTTCTAAAGGAACAGTTTGAATTCTTTTTGGACTTCTTGCTTTATTTGCTCCTGCAGCATTTTGAATGTATTCTCCATTCTTGAATGGGGTTCCGTCTGCATTATAATGATCCCATTGAGTAGTTGAGATACCTGGTCTTCTAGTAACATAGGTTTCTCCGCTCTCGCTATAATATCTGACAGAACGATTTGGCATTACTTTTCTATTTGGAAAGCCTTCACGCACCCTTGTAGCACTTAATGCTCCTCTTGTCTCAGTTCCTTGTAATGATAAGTTTTTAGCAATAGATCTATAAATTTTTCTATCTTCTGGATTATTAAAAATATTATTTTTTGCAAAACCATACCAGTCTTTGTCAGTCACCCTTGCTCGACCCATTTTCTGCAAATCAATTAAATAATTCATAGTTTTGTTTTTGTATTCAGCTGCTTTAGCTTCAGCGAAAAGACTAGCTTTTCTTGGACCCATTTTTTCAATAACAGAAGCGTATATATTTTTTTCTAAATCTCTTGTTGCCCAGGGAGTCTGCAACTCATGTAATAACCTTGATATGGGTGTTCCAGTTTTTTTGCCAAGTTGATGATTTGTAATTTCATTTATATTGAATCCATAGCCAACATGTCTTTCGTATCCTGGATCTATTTTTTTATCTGGTGCTATAGCATGAGCAAAAGCATCTTCTTTATCACCATATCTTCTAACTGGCTGATTCTTTGTTGTTGGATCGGAAAAATATTGAACTGGTCCACCTGTAGCATATCCTTTATTAATGGCATCAAGGGTGTCTCTGCCATACTTGTTTACGGATGATGCTTTGATTACATATTCCCCGCCCGAAAGCATTGCTGGAACCTTATCATCTTTTGGTCCACCTGGACCACTTACATATCCGCCAACAGCAAATTTTTGAATAAGACCGCCATTTGCATGTCCAGCAATAAGTGCGCCTTGTCTTGTATAAGAAGCATCTCTTGTTGCAAGTCTTCTAAGAGAACGCATCCACGCTCCGCCCTTAGCTTCTCCAGCCATAGAAATTCCAGATTGTGCTTCTGCTCCAATCAAGGCTGCTTCAAATGTGGTTTGTGCTTGAGCGAGATTAGCAGCAAGTTCTGCAGTCATCATATTTACCATATTGGCAACTTGTGTTCCTGCTGCTAAAACTTCTTCTTTAAATGCTACGAATGCTTTACTTAGTGCAGCTGGTTTGTCAACAATTGCTGGATCTGATGTTATAGCAAGAATTTCGGCATTCAATGCCTTAAGTTGGCTTTCTTCTGCATTAAGTAATGCATAGTTTGTTTCAACGTGAGTAACAATAGTCTTATGGAATTCTTGTTCGCTAAAACTAACTTTTCCAATTGCTTTTTCTATTTCTAGTTGTTGTTCTGCAACTGGCAAAGCCCTAATCTTTTCTAGCTGTTGGGCTGCTAAAGAATCTTGTGCAATTGTACCACTAAGAATGTCGTCATGAATTTTTTCTAAATGAACTAATCCTCTTGTCATTACATCAGCTTTTGAAACACCAGTTTTTCCGCCATGAATAACATCTTCGTCTTTAAATTTTCTTTGGAGTTCTGCTTCTAAAGATCCTTCTGGAACTGCTTTGAATTGCGCTGTCAATCCCTCTGACATATATTTCTTTTGATAATCCTCATCTTTTCCAAGTAATGCTTGTTGGATGCTTGGATAGTTTGCCTGTTGTTCTGGAGACATTCCTTGCCAACCAGAATGTAGGCGGGATCCTGGGAACATATGAGGTCTTTCAATTCCTTGAATTTTTTTCTTGTCTGCTAAATAAGGATTAAGCATTTGCATTTCAGCAAGGGTTTTTCCAGAATAATCTGTTACTTGCTTACCAATATTTTTAACACCACCGCCAGTAAAAATACCAACTGGGTTTTTAGCAATAGCCTCTAGGTTCATTCTTAATTCTTGAACAGCAACATTTAAGACACCAAAAGCTTGTTCAGCACTAATTGCTGAATCTCTCATAAAGTCTACATTTCTTGAGGCAGCAAGTGATGATACATCAATCTTTTCAAAGAAGTTAGACATTGCTCCAAGAGCACCCTTAATACCACCATCCTTAATGCCATCCTTAAACATTCTAAAGTATAAAGCACCCTTCATTAAGCTTCCCACAAGGTTCATAAACAAACCAGAAAGCATAAGGATTGGACCAACTAATGCACCAAGTGTAAGAATTCCACCCAAAATGTTTTTAAGTGGTCCAAGTTTGTTGATAAATTGCAGGACTTTAGAAAAAGCATTCATAATTACTGTAGCAAACTTAGTTACCTGCTGACCAATTGGAAGCATGGCAGCCTTAAAAGATTCCATAGCTCTTCTGTATCGACCTGTAACACTATTTGCTTGTTGGTCTAATTCTGCTTTGGCAAGATTGGCAAGGGATGTATTGGATGCTCCTGCCAATTTAAATACTTGTTCTGTCTGGCTTCCTGCCTGACCTAAGTTATTAATAAGTGCTGTCATTTTAGCAAATTGGAATTTACCAAAAAGTTGTTCAATTAATTGAAGTCTTTGTTGTGGGTCAATGTTTGCAAGAGATGCTTGTAAATCCTGAACCATTAACATTAAGTTTCCAGCGTCTTTTGTTGTAATAGACTTAATACTAATTCCCATTGCATCGAAGGCTTTTACCGCTTTTGTACTTGGGTTAATTAAGGAAGCCATAGCAGATTTAATGGCATTTGCACCTTCTGCTGCAGGAACTCCAGCTTCTCTTAGAGCAACCATCATAGCAGCAAGATCTTTGTATGACCCGCCAAGATCTGAAACCACGTTTGCTGCTCTTGGCAATGATTCTACAAGGTCTGCCATAGATGTGCTTGTCTGGTTTTCTACAGCGTTCAAGAAGTTGACTGCATTTGCAGTATCGTCTGTTGTAAGTTTAAATGTTCTTTGTAAAGCAATTGTTGCTTTAATGGCACTCTGCTGATCTAATTCGCCAAGAGTTGTAAGGCGCATGACTTCTCTTGTAGATTTAATTAGGTCTTGACCTTGTAAGCCAGTTGCAGCCAAATCTGCTGCTGCTGCAGCGGTATCTTTTGCAGCGACACCATAAGCGGTAGCAAGTTCTTGAGCAAGTGCTAAAGTTTGCTCACGGATAACACCAACAGTTTTTTGTGAAGTAGCCTCTAAGCCACTACCATAAACTTTAGACATTCTGGTTAGTTCTTTATCAACTTCCTGGAAAGCTTTACTAGCAGCCCCTCCAAAGGCAGCAAGAGGCACTGTAAGACCTACTGTAAGCTGACGACCCGACCATTGGGTATTTTTACCAAGATTTTGCAATTCTGTGGACATTCCACGAATAACTGAGTTGTGAATTCTAGTTTTAATAATTGCTGCTTCTTGCTCCGCATTCAGGTCCTTCATCTTTGCAGAGATGTTTGTTAGAACTCTTGCGTATCCTGTTTTCAATGCATCTGGAATAACTACAGATTTAGCAATTCTTGCCTGTGATTCGGCAAGAGCATCCATTTCACTTCTTACACCTTTAGCATTTTTGCGGTAAAGGGAAAAATAATCGTGAAACTTTAATTTTCCACGTTCTAAATTTGTTCCAAAACGGTCAACCGAGTCTGCCATTTTGACAAACTCGGTATTGAACGCTCTAGTAGATGTGACCATGCTGTCAAATCTTGATTGTGCATTAGTAATTTTTCTGGCAAAATCATCATTAACATCTCCCAGCGGGATTCTCTGTAATTCAAGCATGGAAGCTTTAAGCGAAGCCACCTGCGCTTTAATTTGTGCAAAGTCTCCAATTGCACTTACTTGAATGTTAATTTGATTATTATTAGCCATTAACTACTCCTCCACATGATGCCCCAAGCCAAGACCGATTCCAAAACCAGCCTCTTTTGCCTGATAGCCCTTGAGGGATGTAACGTCTTTAGCAACTGATTCGTTGTCGGGTTTTTCTTCAAGATCCACCCCTTGAATTGCTGCCTGGAATCTGTTATGACGATCTTCTCGTTCATACATAGCTTTGAGAGTTGCAAGCAACTCTTCAACTGACATATTTGATTCAAGTTCGTCATAATTTTTCCAATGACCCAGAAGAAATACTTCTGATTCTAACTTGGCAAGATCTAGTTCATCCCAACTAGATCCGCCACCGCTAGGTTTGGGTCATTCAGCTTTAGCCCTCCAGCTACCTCCAAGATTTTCATCATGGTCGGTACTTCAATTGTTTCTTCGAACAAATCTCTGTCTACAGAAAGTTCTGGTTTTAGTTGCCCAAGGCAAACCATAGCACCCTCAATAAAGATTTCCATAATCTGGTCTTCTTCTGTAATTTCTGGACTATCCATCTTTTTAATTACCTGTAAAAATTTCTTTAAATGCTTAATTGTAAGCGGTCTAATTGTTAGTGTTTCACCGTTTGATAGTTGAATTTCCTCAACATCGTATACTGTTGTTGGCAAAATGTCCTCCTAAATGTCTATTCAAATTATACCAAAACAAATGGTTAAAACATAAATGCCCCCAAAAAATGGGGGCACCTACGTTTAAGACTTTGAATCTTAGTATGCTGTGAACACACGGTCAATAATTACACCGTATTCTGCACCATCATAAAGATCGTTATCATCTGGCAAGCAACGGAACTGCACAGGGAATACTGTTGCAGAATCACGCTTTAAGCCATGAGATGAAGACTCGATTTGTACAACTCTTCTTGCAACGTATACACGCTCTTTCAGAGATGTTGTTACATCATTCTTTCCTGGAACAAATTGGTTGTTTGGATCGTATGAAGGATCCGCAGTTTCACCAAATTGAACTGGAGCTTGACCAACTGCAACGATTGAACGCTCTACTGGAGCATCACCTAATGCACCTGCTGCAAGGCTAAGGGTAGCCGTTTGACCACCTGTGAAGCTTGCTGCAAGGTTAAGGGTAATGTCCTGGTTTGCAGAACCTGAAGTTCCACTACCACCAAAGTATTTCTGATCAGCACCGAGGATCTTAATTGTTCCTGATGCAGCACCTGCAGTAAATCCACTACCACCATATACCTGAGTAACAGCGATAACAGAACCACTAGAGTTTCTTGTTACGTTGTACGTTGGAGCAGTTGACGCAGTTACTGTGATTGTACCTGTTGAACCAATTGAAGGAATAATTGTTGTTCCTGTTAGCGTTGATGACGCAGTTCCACCTGAACCAAGTGTAATCTTTGCTGGATCAATTGAAGTTCCATCATTGTAATCCAAAACCTTTGGATAAGATGGAGTACCTGACTGATTGTATGCTGCTGGGGTTTCGCTTTGACCAAATACTAACTGAAGGTTCTCAAGAGTACCTTCTGCTAATTCTGTCTTAAGCATAACCTTAAGAGTTGACTTGAACAAACGAGCTGCATCAAGTAATTGGTCAACCATAACATCGTTATAGCCTGGTTCGTATGAAACTTCAAGACCTGTGTTGGTATAACCAACGTCTCTCCAGTTTGCATTCTGACCCAAGTATGATCTTGCACTTTGCTGTGCTGTAAAGTTTACGTCACCTGTAGCATTTACTAAACCAGGTAATGCATTTCCAGTTGCCTGGGATGTACCTGGCTTTGTGACTGGGCGGTAAGCACCTGAACCTCTAGATACATAGATCTGAGCAGCACCTACCAAAATATTTCTTACATCTGCCATATTATTTTTTCACCTACTTCCTTTTTTAAGGTATTGGCGAATTTCACTTCCTCACTTTTTATTTTATCATGAGTAGACAACAAAACAAACTTGTTGCAATCTCAATCTTTTCTTACATAAGTATAACGAATTTTAACTTCACCCAACATAAACCCGCCCTCTGTGGAAAAATTTTGAGGGGATAAAGTTTCTTCATTGTAGAAGAAATGGTATTCAAATGGTGTAGTGTTGTTATTAAAAGCATTTATATCATGGGCAGCATCGTCAAATCTACTCATAAGTGCCTGTAAATAATTAATAATTTGATTAATCTTGTCATAACTTGGAGATACAATACTGTAGGTTGCAATCTCTTCTGTAATCCAGTAGTTTTCTCCAGTTCTTAAAATATCATAGTCATAAACCATATATGTTTGACCTGGCAAAAGATTGTTAAATTCAGGGATTTGTTGTGCTGGAATTATAGGGGTTAATGGTTCGGTAAAACCTTCTGCATAATAATCTTGTTCATCTAAAATCCCGTCTGATTTTAAATTTGACCAAATATAATCATTAATTCCATAAATGGCTAATTTTAAATAATCTGTCATTATAATTCAATTACTCCCTGTGCATATTTTTCTGTAATTTCTCTAATAGCTTCTTTGGCTGCCATTTTTCCACTGCGTTTTTGATTCAAAACTTTAGCAACATTTTTCCCAATTTCCTGAAACATTCCAGATCTTCTAATTGCAGAATCAACTTTTTTAGAATACCACATAGTTGCAAATTTATCAAAGGCGTTGGTGGTTTGTTTTCCACCAGGATTCATAATTCGAACAACATGTCGTGGACTTACAAAATGAACTTTATTATCTTTTTGTGATAAGAATATGATGTATTGTTTTGTAGTAAATGTTACTGGCTGTCCATCTTCCATGACCTGTGCCATATTTTTAAATACCGTTCTTTTACTAGCAACCCTTCCCTTTTTTCCAGGCATTTTTAATACTTCTGGAATAGGTACTGGAGTAACAGATTTTTTAAAAGAAAGATTTATTTTTAAATCCCCGCCAGACACAGATTGTCTTTTAATTTTAAAAAGCTTTTGAGTTGGGTCCCCAACCTTTTCCCACTCATACATATGAAAATATTTTTTAGGATTTTTGGCGGAGGCAATAGAAAAATCTTTAATAAATTGCTTGCTGGTAATTGTAAAGATAGCTTTAGAAATTTGAGTTTTTGTATCACGAGTACCAAGCTCTTTAATACCCTCAACTTTATTCTCTAATTCAAAAAATAAATCATTTAGATTCTCAAATTGCAATGATATCATTGTTTTGAACCTGTGCCCTTCGCAAATTTATTTCATAATATGAAATTTTTCCAAATGGATCTAAAACGGGGTGTGTAGAAATTACATCGAATATTGTATCCGATAAACTCATGGTATCTGCTTCAACAAAAGCACTTTCTCCATCAGATGTTTTAATTCCCGTTACTCTAAAACGCTTACTTAATCTTACTGTGCATTGTAGCTTAATGTGCATATTTTCCTGATAACCTTGACTGCCAGGTTTAAACTGCTTGTCATCAATAATTCCTTTACCGCCATCATCTTTGACAACCATAGCTTTGCAAGAAATAGTTCTATCATAAGACCATTTTCTTTTTACCGATCCAGACTGAGATTGAATATTTGTTTGTGTGTACACATCTGCAGTCATGTTCATGAAAGCGTTTGCATATGAGTTTAATTTAAAAATTCCAGTGCTCATACTAAATCACTACAATATTAATATTTCTATATTGATCCAAGATTCCATCAACAATCACGTTGCCCGTTCCATTTAGGGCACCTGCACTTAATTCAAATGATACTTCTGCTAGTGTGACTTTCTTTAAGTATTTGTTTCTCCACGCTGCATCATTTGACAACAAATCGCCACAGAGCAACAGGGTGCAAAGTTTAATATCTTGTGGTACATAATTATACCCAATTTTTCCAACAATTTTATAGCGGGAGTTATTTCTAAATTTTCCATAAGCAATAATTGTTGGATCTACTTGATTGTCATAACGAGTATCAAATAAGTTGGTTTTAATTCTTAAAGCTTTTCCAGTTTGAGTTAATTCTACATCAAAGCCAAAGCTGTTATATGTTGGGCTGGCGGTGTAATCAATAACAAGTTCATCATTTTCATACAACTTATCTACAGCAAGCATTCTTTCTGTAAGCTGTATAGCATCGCTTCCAATTCCAAAAATTTCTTGATAATCATAACGATTGCCAAAATCTTGCATGGTATAGTTATTGATTTGTGTTCTAGCAATATTTTCAGCAATCATAATTTCTTGCTCAGAATAATAGTTGGGTTGCGATGGGGCAGCCCCCAACTTGTAATAACTAATAATATCACTGACTAATGCGTATGGGGTAACAACCTCAACAAATTGTGTTTGAGATGTTGCTTTACCGCCCAAAGTATATGACCAAAGGACTTGCAGAACCCTGTTTGACTGCGTGATATCTGGAGTTACTTCATAAGTATATTTTCCTAAAGGCGTTTGACCTACGGCTGAGGCGGAGCTGACAAGGACTGTTCCTGTGTCAGCATCCGTAATTTTAACAATAACAGATCCATCAGCATTCATGAGCTGACCCTGACTGTAAATGTCTAAAGTAATGGTTTGTGTTGTGCCATTATGAATTTGTTGCAATTAAAATTCCTCCAATAAATTAGCGGTAAAATTCCTGGACTTCTCTAGGTGTCGCTAATCTAAAACCTTCAATATTATCGAAAATAGTTTGTGCCTGATTTTCATTCATTGGAACATATGGGTGCTGCTGTGTGAAAACAAAATCTCCATATTGATAAGACATATTGCCTCTTTCCATTTTTACCAAAACAACTCCAGGAGCACGAACATCTAAGTTTTGCTTGCGTGGAGATGGATCTGGTTCTGGCTCAACTCTTTCACTTTCAAAAAATCTTTTATAAGTATCGTATGTGATACCTTCTTCTTCAAGTAGTAAAATTAACTTTTGTTTTGCAATTTTAACTGGTAATTCTACTGCAAAAGACTCCGCTACGTCACGAAGTTCTTGCACTTTCATTGTATCAAAAGACATTTGATTCCTTTCTCTATGTAACGATTATACCAAATAATTTATAAAATGAATAAAGGGAGCCAATATATGCTCCCTTTATCCAATAGACTAATAATTATATTAGAATGTACCCAATCCTGCAGGGCTAGTACCACCAGGTTGGAAATTGGTGTTAGATCCCTTGAAGAAGTTCGGATCTGTAACTCCAGATCCATTGTAGAAGGAACCAAAGTTGGAACCTTGAGGTACAGTTGCGTATGCCGTTCCTGTACCAGATACACGAACATTCTTGACAAGAACGTGTGCGTCATAGTTTTCTAATACACAACCAACACGGATGAAGAGAGTGTACTCAATTGTATCCTTCTTTGGCTGGAATAGACGATAAACTGTAACATCACGCTTAATACCAACAATGAAGTTCTGGGGGAATGTAAGGTGGATATCACCATGCAAAGCACCAGTTGTAGTATCTCCTGCTCTAGCTGTACCTTCGTATGCCAATGTCTCGTCCATCAATGGGACGTTGATTACTGGAATACCGAAAGCAAACGGGGTTGTTGTACCTGGACCACCATCATTAGCAGCCACTTCACCACGAAGGATACCTGAAGAGATATCGAATGGGAGGAAGTTTCCACCAGTGTTGGTTAGGTTGTATAGGTAATCCTGAACCAAGTTAGATCCTGCAAAGAAGCGCAGCTGGTTACGGCGTTGCTTGTACTTACGAGGAAGTTGCTTGATTGCAAGGTTGAATACAGCCTTATCTAGACCATAGCCCTGTGCGTCTACAACGTGTGCATTGGTTGCAGCAAGTCTACGGAAACCGTTAAATGCTGACATTAATCCACTTGTGTATCCAGTGCTTCCATTGATCAAAAGATCTTCCACATCGTTACCAGCTTGTGTAGCCATAAGTCGTGCAATGTGATCTTCTAGATCTGGACCTTCAATGTTGTCTTCAAGTGACTCTGCTGAAAGCTCCCAATCAAGACGCAATTTGCGAGTTGTAAGAGAGATCTTTGAGAATACTGCGTCACGGTTAGTGAACGCACCAGTTCCACCAGCTACGCCAGTGTAATCACGAGGATTGTCTTCTGAAGCAACGGTCATAATTCTTTGACCAACTGCGGTACGATCAATTTCAGTTGTGTTTGAGCGCATACGGATAGTACGAGCTGACTTAGCTAAAATTGTTGCATCCCACATGTAATCAAGGAATCGATTAGCCTGGTCAGGGTAGAGAAGACCAACACCACTAGGGTTGTTAGTATCTCCCGATGCGTTAACTGTAGCACCGCCACCGAGGTTTGTTGTATCAATTACTTTTTGTAAAAGTTCATTACTCATTTTTTATTTCACCTACCTTTCAAAATAGATTTTTTATAGGTCTTGGACTCCGAGGAAGTGTCCTTGCCAAATATTATTTTCTTTTCTTGCTACCTCTGGCTTATCCATGTCGCCAGACTTTTTGAATGCTGTGTCATTTTCATACATAGCAACTCTTTCTGATGTTTCCACCAATGATTTTTGTAAATCGGTAACAAGCGTCTTAATGTCATCAAGTGACTTTTTAAGTTCTACATTTTCCTCACGCACTTCATCAAATCTTTTTACAAGATCCGACTTCTCTGTTTCCAGAGCTTTGCGAAGTTCTAATGCTTCTGTACTTGCATCACTGATGCTTTTCTCAAGCTTTTCGCCAACAAAGTCTTTAAGGTCAGTAACCATCTTGGTAAAGTCTAGTTCGTCAACCTCAACTTCCGAGATATCTGCAGATTCTTCAATCTGTGTGTCTTCTACCTCTTCAACAACTTCATTGATTTCTTCAGCTTGGTCGTATTCTAGTTCTTCTGGGCTTTCTTGTGCCACGATACTACCTCCTTTGCTGATTTTATTTTTTTCATCAATATCTTTTGTAGTGCTGATATTGTTTTGATCAGGGTATCTATTAATAGTACCCTGAGAATTAATTGTTTTTGATGGGGAATCTAGTGTTCCGTTTGGACCATGATTTGGACCTGGAGCATCATCTTTTTGTAAGTAGCCATCAACTACCTTTTGAATAGAGTCAGATTTTTCTGTGTCCGACTTTTCAACCCAACCAATGGTTTCCATCGAATCTCCGCAAATGCTGCAATCTTTTGTTTCGTTCGCAGCAGATGTAGCAACCTGATCTGTTCCGCACCAAAATACATTTTCTGTTTCAATTTCTGTTGCCATTCCTTTAAAAATTAAGCTGTCTCCAGTTTTTTGAATAGAAAAAATGTTTGCAAGTGGATTTGCAGGATTATCAACAAGGCTTAGTTCATGTAAATCATAATCTTTAATTACTCTACGCTCTTCATCTGCATCGGATGCTCCTTTTTCCATTGAAGCCTCTACGATATTTCCACCAATTGAAAATCCAGTAAGGGTGCCATCTAATACTTTTTCCCAAGTATCCTGAGCACCCTTTGAAACATAAACATTGACATAAACACCCTTATAGGTATTTCCTGATTGTGAGTCGAAGTAATCTTCTTCGTTAAAAGAGAGGACTTTTCCAACAGCAATTGGCTGATGCATTTCTCTAATATTTCCACGAAATCTTTCAAATGCTCGCTTGCTGGCATCAGGCTCTACAATGTCCCCATGCTTATCTGGATTATTTAATGTAGCGAATCCTGATACTGTGCGCTTCTCTTTATCTACTTTGGCAAAGGGAAACGCAAGACTCATCTTGTGTTCGCCATTTGACCATGTAGCTTTTTCAATATTCATATTAATTAAATAATACCAAGATTGTAAACTAATACAAAATTTATGGTATTATATGCTCCTATTTATTTTTGGGTTCTTCCCTCGCCCTTTGGGTTTCTTGCTTCGCCTTGCGTATCTGTTGCATTAATTTTACGCTGCTGATCTCTTTGTCTTGTGCCATTTTCTTGAGTTTTTGTTTCTGCTGCATCTTTTGCACCAATTACTAGTGGCTCATCCCCACCCTTTCTTGGTGGAAGACCCTTGCGAAGTCTAACATCGTTAGGAACAATAACCTGGTCCTTAAGATAAACATCATCAATTCTTGCTTGCATTTCTTCATCTGTAAGAGTAAGTTCATTAAATCTAATTGTAAAAGCATCAGTCATTTCACTAATTAATTTATTAAGCTTGTACTCAAAGTAGTCCTGTTGTGGTCGACAAACCTGCTCTTTAAATGTTTTGTCTGCATCTCTTGCTCCCGCCAAAGATGTTCCTTGCGGAGTACCTAATTTGCTAATTGGGACACGGTGAGCCAAAAGAATACGATCACGACTTTCAATTGCGTATTCCTTAAATGAAGAATCCTGAATACCTGCTTCAATTGGCTCCATATTAAATTCTACACGAGCATTTTCTCCATCAGATGGGAGCGGGATGTAAAGGGTTCTATGATTTCTTCCACGAAGCCCAGTTTGGAAAAACTCCAAAAGCTTTCTCTCAGAATCTGGATTAAGTTTTGCTCCCTTTACTGTAATAATATAGCGTGGAACAGCCTTATTCTCAAAGTAATCTAAATTAAATCTTTGAGCAAATTCATCACCAGCGATAGCGTTTTTTGCGGAAATAACATCTGGGACACCATAGTATGTGTTGGTTGGAGTATATTTTTTAAAATGAATTACTTCATTTGGTCGTGGGTCTGTACCAATTTGATCTTCTGTTGTTGTGTCCCCATAATTTCTAAAAAATGTATAACGGTTATAAACAACCTGAACAAAGCCATCTCTGTGACGGCGAACACGCATTGTGATAGATGGAATATGACCAATGTATCCAATTTTGCCAGAAGAAGTTCTACCAATTTCTAAATAAGAATTTCCAGTAACTTCTAAATCTGTGCAAACCTTTTTCATTGTTTCAAGGAAGCCATCATCAGAATTCATGCTTTCCAGATATTGTCTAAGATCTTGTTTTCCACGAGAAATCTTTCTGCGTAACTTGTCTAGTTTATCTTCATCCTGAAGAACATCTTCTACCTTATCCAAAGTTCTTTGAGTTTCTTCAAAGTCGTAACCAAGTCCAATAATATTTGCAGTCTTGGCTTCAACTGCTGCGTGATGAAATGGGGAAAGGTCAAAGAGTTGTGACAGATACATAACATTGTATGGTGGCTGCACAATCATAAATAAAGAATAGCCTGTTAGGTCAAGTGGGTCAAGCTTTTTTGACTTTGCTCCATCAATTCCAGTAAATGATTTTTCTAAACGATTTGCTCTACGCTTAAAATTTTCATTAAGTCCTTCTACCTTTTTTAAATCATCCCAGCTTTTTGAAAAAGGGTCTTCAAATTCTAATTCTTGAACTCTAGGGGAATAATCTCTATCTGTTCTAATTTGAACAAAATTTGAATCATCATCGTCATCTACTGGCACTAAACTTGTCATTATTTATAAAGCCCTAATTTTCTTTTTTGCTGGATATCTTCTTTGATGGCGGGAACATCAAGTTCGTCTGGAACGAGTCCCACTTCCATTCTTTGTCTCTGCAATTCATATTCTTCTTCGGTTACTCTTCTATGTGCAGAAAACCAAACTGGCTTTCCTGCTTCAAGTCCATAAGATTTTGCAGCATCTTTAAGTCTTTTAATTCTTACAATATCGCCTTTCATTGCAGCGACATTTAAATAATTTCTATCTTCATCCATAACCAAAGATCCATCTGGCATTTCCCAAAGATATAAGCCATAGCTGACTTCATCAATTTCTGTTACTTTCATTCTACTCATGAATAAATTTTACCATTATTGCTAATGAAAACGAAATTATTGAACATATATTAACCAATTTTTGTTATGACAAACTTATCTGTTGATGAACTAGATACCACTTTTGTTGTATTGTTATCTATAATTTTTGTGGGAACTTTTCCAATAAATTGATTATATCTTGAAAGTATATTACTTGATGTTGGGGCAGAGTTCCAAAACTGAAGATATCCAAATGTAGATTTATTAGAATTTGAAGGAACTACTGTGTTGTTTCCATTTAAGTATAAGTTGGAATTATTAGATGCTGATAAAACAAGTGCTACATGATAAAGTTCATTTGTTGATGCTCCATAAGTATTGTCAGATACTGATGCACCATTTATGTAAAGTGTCCCGCCCAAAGATTGAAATTTGGATGATGCGCTAATCCAAATTGCGGGACTTGGCAAAGAGCTGCTGGTATTATTCAAAATATAAGAATTTCCTAATTTTGATGAAGATAAGTTTGAGTCACCATTCCAAGAAATAAAGCTAGAGTCAATATATTGATTTGCGGAACCTGATTGCTCAAGCATAACCCCATCAATTAAGAACCTTTGTCCAGCAATAGCACTTGCTGTAGGATTTGCATTGTTGCAAACAAAAAGTTTTAAGAATTTTGTTGATGCTGATGTAGTAAAAGTATTTACAACTCTAGTCCATTGAGAACTACTTCCTTCAACATATGAATTAAGGCTTGCTGATGCTTCTAGCATAACCCCATCTATATATAAATTTGAGTTTAATTTAACTCCATCTGGTTCAAAGCCAATACTCCATCTGGCACTAGCATATAATTGATTTACTGTTTTGGAAACCCTTGTCCAAGTTGCAGCAGGAATAGTAAAAAGACTTCCTCCATCATATAGAGCACCGCCATTATCTCTAAAAATAATTCTCATACTTGCTGTTGTTGGTGAATAAACATATGCACTAAAAGTATATGATCCCGTACCAGATCCTACATCCACATTTGCAAAAGCGTAGCATACAGAAGATGTTGATGATGATCCAATTGAAAGATTTAAACTATTGTTTCCAAAATAAGAATATGCCGATGAAGTTTGAATACTAGCTGATACATTAGACCTAGTAAGTGCCCAGCCAGAACTTCCGCTTTCAAATGACGGATTTGCAATAAGATTTCCAGTATAAACATATCTAACATTGTTTTGATTATATTGGAAACCGATAGTTGATGCAGAATTTTTATCATGGACAATATTTCCCAAAAATATGCTATTTGTTCCTGGTGCGGGCTTAACATAATATGAAAAAGTGTATGTTGTTGATGGATTTGCTGGGATATCGCTGCCTACCACCACGCCTGAATAAAATCTTGCAGCTTGTGTAACCTGTAAAGAATTTAATCCAAATAGTGAATCGTATGATGCTGATGTAATTGAAGCAGTATCATTTCCGCTCCATCCAGTGCTACCACTTTCAAATGATGGATTTGTAACAAAATTTCCAGCATAAGTTCCGTCAAAATAGGTTCCAACACTTGAAGATAATTCTAGCATAACTGCATCTACATAAAAAGACTTTCCATTCCCTGAGTCAGATGCGGAATAAATTGGCATTGTTGAAAGAACTCCAGGATAAAGTTTTGTTGCTCCAACTGGAGCACTTGCGGTAACAGAAGCTCTTGTCCACGCAGAAGATGAAATACTTGTACTACTGGTTGTTATTCCCAAATAATTATTGGCAGATCCATACCAAATTAAAACTCCATTAACGGGAGAGCCAGTATTAACATCTTTTACATAGCCTGAAAAAGTATATGTTTTTCCACTTTCAACTACAAATGGTTGATAAGAAGTGTCAACCGAGACAAATCCAGGGTATCCTGGAGAAACTATATAACTTGCTGTGACAAGAAGGGATGATGCTCCCAAAAAACTTGTTGAAGATGTTATTGTTAAAAAGCTGGTTTGTTCAAAAAATCCACTATAATTTTCAAAGGAGGGATTTTGAATAAGATTTGTTCTATATGAATCTATGGAATCTGGTCTGTACCAAAATTCAACTGCGCTGTAATTTGTTGATGCAGGAACATTAATTAATCCATATCCCTGAACTTTGTTATCATCCCCCGTAAACTTCATCCCGAAGTTATTTGAACGGGAAAAGATAGAATTCTCTTCTGTAGAAACAGTAAAGTTTGCATATGTTCCAGAAGAACTTGTTAGCTTGTAATAGTCAAGATCCGAGTGTAGATAAAGATCTGTATAAACATTCCAAGAAATTTCGTTAAAGGATTGATATTTTGTATCTAAAGGGTAGTCTGTATTTAAAACAACTTTAACCATAATATTTTGTGCTGTTGATTCAGTATCGTATCTTGTTGCCGTTTCATTTCTTTTAACTGGATAAAATGTTGAACCACTATCTGTAGAGATATAAACAAGGCAATTATCCATGCCCCGCCAATCAAATGAAACTCCATCTACATAATAATTTTGAATATTTGCTGATGGAATATTGTATGTCCAGTTACCTGTCTGACTCAAAATAAATGGATAAGATGAATTTGTTAATTTAGCCATAAAAGTAGATGTGTTGGCAAAATCAAATGTAGCAAAGGATGTTGGAGCTAAATCTGTAATTCCAAAATTTTTAATCTTTGAATAAAAAGTTTTTAGACTATGATAAGAATTTCCAACTGTAACAAGTGCTTGCCTGTCCATAGAAAGCGGGAAGTATGTTGGGCTGGAAGATGTTAAAAATACTGTTGAGCTTGATCCATTTTCACTTGTATAGAAAACAATACTAGAACTATTAAATAACACCCCGATGTTTGCTGATGTTGCTGATGCACCTGCATTGTGATTAATTAGTGTTGTTGTTGCATCTTGGTAAGGATCATATAATCTAACATAATACCTGCTACTGCTAGATGCGTAATCATACTCAAGATAGAGATATTTTCCATCTACGTTGCTTATGCTAAAAATATATTCATTTAATGCAGTTGTTCTAAAAACTTGAGCACTAAATACTGTTGAATTTTGTAAATTAAAGTAAATTGGCATGCTGTAAATATCTAATCCCGCCGATCCAGAAATAGATAACCCAGATGAACTATTTGTAGAGTAACTTGCTGACAAATCATACGAATTATTAAATGCTGGCTGCGTAATATTAATTGGTGACAAACCATTTCCTGTTACATCTAAGTTATAAACAAATCCATTTTTATTAAAGTTGTCTCCATAAATTGATTGATAATAACCTAAATCAGACTGCATCTCTTCCATCTTGAATAAGGATGTACTTGCAGAAAGTATTGATTGATATACTGGTTTTTCATCATTTCCCGCCCACATTAAGTGTTGTTGAATTTGAGCATCTGTCAATTTATAAGTAAAGAAAGCAAGGCTACTTACTAAATAATTTGTGGGCAGTGTGGATGTTCCAGTAATCGAACTTCCATCAATATTAAAAGTTAAATAAGTTTTTAAATAATTTTTCATCACAGAGGTATCGTTTACTGATCCATTTATACCATCTCTTGCATTAACATTTAAAGACAATGCTCCATTTGAATAGTTAGCAACAATATAAAAACTTCTGTCAAAATTATCTACTACATAATAAGCGTCTGAATTATTAGATCCACTAAAAGAAAAACGAATTGTATTAGATAGGTAATCATAATATATTCTTGATATAATATTATCTATCTTGCCCCAACGATAAGGGTCAGTTGATGGTCTTACATTTTTTGATGGGGGAATTTTGTCGGAGGTGGCTACTAGATTTACATAAACATCTCCCTCGTAATCTACCTTTGTCCCAACTGAATAACCAGTATACTGATCCCAAATTTCATTTGCAAAATTTTTTACATAAAAAATATCTAATTGATTTGATGCATATGGGCTTGTTTCATTTCCCGCACCTGTTAATTGATTGTTGAAATTAAACCATAAAGCAATTGTAAAGTTTTTATTATCAAAATATTTAGAAAATACTTCGTATGTTCCCGCCGTATTTGAAATAACAACACTTGATGTATTTGAAATTTTTAATGCTGACCCACTATTTGCAATAATTGGCGGGGATAAATATGAAGTTGCGGTCAATACTGCATTATTAGCATTTGCAGTTAAATCATTTGCAGTATTATTAAAAGACCAATAACCAATTGGATTGTCTTTTAAAATTTTTAAATCATATGACATTTATCTATTATACCTTAGTTTAATTTATTCATTAGGACCAAGACCCTGTTGCACCAAATGGCATTTCGTAAATTTCTATAAAAGATCCTGGTTGGATATCTGGGGTCGCTGCAACTAATGCATTTGCTGCCGTGCCCTGTCCAAACATTAAAGAAAAAGTTCCTCCAACAGAAGCGTTTGTTCTAATAAATCCTTGATAGTTAATCGATATTGATGCTGATGCACTTGTAGCAGTATTAGAAACAAGAAAAGAGTTTCCAGGAATTATTGTGTGCCCAACACCAGTTGAAATGGAAGCCAAATTGTATCCAGCTGCAGATAACACAAAGTTTTGAGTTGAAGCTGAAACGGACGCTCCAATTAAAACACCATTTGCTGTACCAGCAAAAGATGCACGAGTACCATAAAGGACTCCTCTAAATTGATAGAATGTGTTAGCTTTAAGATTAAAAGCACCGCTTGAAGTTCCAGTCGAACCTGCAAAAACTGGCTCTAATACTGCTGATGCTGTATGTGTTTTTACTGATGTAACCACAGCAGAAAATGCGGGACCAGTTCCAATGGACACTACGCTTCCAGATGTTGGAAGGGTTAGTGATGTACTTCCTGTTGTATTAAGTATTAGGTTGTTTGAACCAGATATTGTCAAATTACCGCCCAGAACTAAATTACCGCCCAAACTAATAGTTCTTCCAGTATTGGATGATCCAGTTCCACCATATTGACCAGAAAGAATACCAGAGTTAATGCTTGATGCACTTATATTTAAAAGATAGCTTCCATCTGTTGCATAAGGCAAAAGTGCCCAGCTACTGGTACCCGTTCCAATTTTAAACTTTCCAGTGTCTAACTCAAATCCTATTTCACCCGCAGCAAGTTGCGGGTTTACAGAACTCCAAGCAGAAGCTGAGTCTCTTCTAATTTGTATTTGTGTAATTCTAGCCATTATAACCCCCACTTAGCTTTCAAATAATTTTCTATACCAATTCTTAAATTATCGCTAGTATTATTGTAAGCAACAACTTCAGCAATTGAATTAAGTCCATCAATTCCGTATAGAGCCTGAGATGAAATAAATGCGCCACCATTTGTATAGTGATGTTTTAAAACACTATTTTGATAAAGTTTGGCGTTGTTGCCATCAAAGGTGAATGAATTTACACTGTAGGATGCTGAAGAAAGTGTTGCTGTATTTGGAATAATATCGGTATTTGCATTATTTGTATCTAGATAGCCATCCATTCCATAACCAGAATAGTGCTGAATTGAAGCTTCATTTCCATCGGTATTGCCAACATAAATAAGGTGACCTGTAACAACAGGCGCAGTTAATCTATCCGCTTTTGCAACTACAAAAAAGGACAAACTTGAATTTCCAGCCCAAGGATTTGTTTCGGTTGCACTATAATAAGATAGTTGTAGACCTGGTTGAACACCTTCCTCAAAGTCTACAATATTCTTTCCGTTTAATTGTGTTACTCCACTTCTTGAAACACTATAGGTCCCTGTTGTCAAAACTACTGTTGTTAATGTACCCTTATTTTGCCAAGCTGTAATAAGATTGGTTGATCCTGTTGTAATTGTTGATGTATCCGATGCGTCAAACCATAGCAATGGGGGAAATTGTGATGGATTAACAATATTTTCTCTAGATAAAACTGAATGCATTCCAGGCATTATGCCACCGCCAAATCTCCAAACACTACCCAAGTGTTTGCACTAATTTTTTGAACACCAAATCTAGAATATTGTGTTCTGGATTTAGCAGTTAGTCCTGATACATATAGGGTTGCTCCAGTACCCGCTGATACTGTAACCTGACCCGCCCCTAATTGCATTAAGTCTACATAAGTACCTATAGCAATAGTTGCAGCAGAATCTTGAGGAACGGTTAAGGTAATTGAAGATGAATTACTCAGAGTTATTAAATTTCCAGCATTTGATGCAGCTAAAGTGTAACTTGTTCCAGTCTGAGCATTTATAGTTTGTGCTGTAGACCAATCTCCATTAGTTCCATTAGCTCCATTTGTTCCGTTACCGCCCTGAAAAATATCTGTCCATGCAGAGCCATCCCAATATCTAGTTGTTGCCATTATGCTGAACCTCCATCAATTGCACTAATAACATATGATGCACTTGGATTAATCCATATCGTACCAATTTCGGGGGCAGTTGGTGATGATGAAGATACATAAAGTTGCTTATAGTTTGTATCTAGTTGCCAAGTGCTTGATGATGTATATTTTAGTATACCAGAACCAGAATTTAAACCATAAAGAGTACCTGCGCTAGATGAGTATCCAGTAAATTGACCAGAAGCATTAATTGATGCTAATACTGATCCTGTTGAATTTTGCCATTGTTGCAAATCGGCGGTTTGAGATGCTGAGCTTTTAACAATAATTCCAGGAGTTATAGAACTAGATGTTTGTAAATCTAACATTGATGATGCTGTAGAGAATTGTGTTCCATTTGGAATATTAATAACTAATCTTCCTGTCGATGTTACAGAAAGTAAGCTTGATCCTGTAGATGCTTGTATTTGTAACATATCTGCAGTATGACCTGCTACGGCTCTTCCCAAAAATGCAGCTGTTGAAGCAGTTGACAAGAGTGATCTAAATGCTGCAAGGTTATTTGTAGTATTTGAACCAAGACCACCATTAGAACTAATACCTTGAAGAGTTATTTGTCCAGATTTATTAATGGATAGGCTTGGAGTTGTTGCAGCTGAAGAGTTAAAAATTTCAATAGAGTTTGTACCTGAATCAAATGTTCCTGATGGTCTAATAACAATGGCGGGATTTGATGATGCTGTTGCTATAGATAAATGAGCAGCACTTCCACCAGTTCCCGTAGAAGCCAATAATGGTCCCGCCGAACCTGTATATATAAATCCAGATGCAGTTACACCAGCAAGGATAGATGCTGATGAATTTTGCCATTGCTGAATATCTGCTATGCCACCTAAATTTTTTGCAATAAGTGGAATCACCGTAGCGTTTTGAAAAGTTGTTGTGTAATTAAATACGGAGGTTCCTCCAGTAGTAAATCCTGCAGCAGAAATTACACCAACATTATTAACATAAGCTTTAACTGTAGATGCTGAATCTTGCCATTGCTGTAGGTCAACGGATTGAGATGCAGAACCTCTAACAATAATTCCAGAAGTTGTAGATCCCGATGTTGTTACTGATAATTGGGGGGGTAAAGAAACAGTTCCTGGAGTTACAGCACTTGATGTAGCAAATGCAGTTGATTTAGAAATTAAAAATGAACTTGATGAAATAATCGTATTTACATAAAAATTTCCATTATATTCGCTTGGTGACGCTCCAGTAATATAAACTATTTGACCGACAGATAGGTTGTTAGAAGATGCAGTGGTCGTAACCGATGCACCAAATGCTGAAGCATTTATAGATGATATTGTAGAAACTGTTGTCAAAATTGGTTGCGTAGCACCCGTGTACATCTGACCAATAGCATTGAATGCTGCTCTAGTAATTGTTTGAGAATTGTTTGTAATTTTTAACAAATCCCCACGATGATTTGCAGATGTTGGATATGCGTTAATAGGTGTGCCGTCAATTGTTGATGGTTGGGCATTAAATGCTGCTCCTGAATATAAAACCATGTTTTGATCAACATATATATATGGCTGACCACCAGATGTTTGCAACTCAAAGGTATTTGCTGTTCCAGCTGCATTCCTTCTGACAATAAGAGGTATTGTATTGGAAGCAGAACTTACTGCTGAAAGTTGAGCTTGTGTAGTCCCCGCCAAATTTGTAAGCGGTGCTACAGACCCCGTATATATTTGACCAGATGCGTTAAATCCAGCACTTGCAAATAATAACGATGTTGCGCTTCCACCCAAACCAACAGTTGTTGTTCCAATTGTAATTGTAGATGCAGATAGTCCAGATGCCGATAAATATCCAGCACTAGCAGCATACAAAGATGAACTAGAAACAGTTGGAATATTTGCTAGAACATATGCTTGAGTAGCAACATTTGATCCACTCAAGGTTAAAGCAGAAAAATTTGTTTGAGATGTAGTAGTTGAATTATTTGCTGAACTTGCATATGTAGCACTTGCGGGAACATAAGATGAACTTAATCCTAAAATTGCAGAAGATGAAGTTCCAATATTTGTTATGGGATAATTAACTGAAATTACTCCAGATGAACCTGCGGTTCCAGCGGAAAAAATAATAAAAAGTAAGGCGTGGTTATTGGAAAAATTTGTTGTTCCCAAGCCAGATGAACTAATTAAAGTAACAGGAAATAAATCCCAAGTTGTATTATCAATTGGGCTTCCAGAAACTTTCCATTTTTGATAATTAACTGCATCATTTTTATCTTGAATTATCAAAACATCTTCTTGCTTAATTAAATTAAGAAATATAGTATTATCTTGATTATCTGCATCAAGATGGTTTACTCTCAGTGCCGAAGAAGATATTTGAGTTGATGAACTCCATCCAAGTTGATTTATAGTTGGATCTCCGCTAGTTGTATTTGTTCTAGCATTGTAGTGATAATGTGTTGAGCTATCTCCAGTTGCACCTGCGGGACCAGTTAAACCTTGTGGTATTATAAAGTTTAAAATTGCAGCACTTGATGAACCAACATTGGTTACACTTGCAGATGATCCTGCAGACGCTGTGGTTGTAGAACCAACACTAATTGTAGCAGCAGATCCCGTTGGTCCTTGTGGACCAGTTTCACCTGCGGAACCTGATGGTCCTTGTGGACCAGTTGCACCTGTAGGACCTTGTGCCCCTAAAGGTGAAATAACAACTTTATTTTCTTGTTGTGTAACAGTAACTTTATTTGTTACTGGATTAATAACTACAGAACCACTCAACTGATTACTCCTGGATTTACCATAAAGTAACCTGTTTCAAAGGTGGTGGAGTTTCCAGAAGAGTTGGTAAATCTTGCTTGAAATGCAGATCTTGGTAAATTAAAATAATTTGTTGCCGAAGCTGGAATAACAACAGAGATACTTCCAGAACTTGGATTTAAAACTGTAATTGCACCATTAGAAATAGAGCCAGAAGAAGGAATGGTAATAGAAGATGTGTAGCAGAGAAGATCTCCACCAAAATCATTTTTTACTTCAAAGATAAACTTTCCTCCACCAAGATTTACTGCACTACCCGTAGATGTTTCATAAAAATAAGATGTTGAAAAAGAGTCACCCTGAACAAGATTATAATTTGCCATTTTGCACCACTTCATAAAGATTTATATTGAAATTATACCACTTTATTAGCCCAAAAGAAAACCCGTCCCCAGAGAGGACGGGTGGTACAAATTAATTATACACTATTTTCCAATATCTACAATGTCACATTCACCAGATACGCAAGCAAGGGCTTGGGTTCCAGTAGTGCTATCTTCTGTTTCATAAAGAGAAAGATTTTCCCAAGAAATATTTTTTGGCATTCTTTTTACAAAATCCGCATACTCTTCGGCAGTTACTTCTTGATAAGGAGCTTGCTTGTATGTATGATCAGAGTGGGGTAGGAATGATACTCCAGACAATTCATCAAAATACTTGTAAACCCAGGCACCAACTTCCATCCACTCTTCTTCACGAACAGATACTGTAATTGATGGCTTATGTTCACACCAAGCACGTTGATAAACTAACCATACATCCAAATGCTGGGTCGCTGTTAAATCTTTACGAGTAATTGCTCCCTTGGGTGCCTTAATTGGGAAACTAAATACTGTGGTGTCTTGTGGCTTCATAAAATCATCTTCGGCGGGAATTCCAGAATCTTTTAAAAATTCAGTTAGGGGATCTTTTTTATCTCCACGAACAGTACGAACATAATAATTGCTATGCCAAGGATGCATTCCTGATGATACTCCAGTTAACTGAGATACTGTTCCAGATGGCTTAACACAAGTAATTGCTGCAGAAGGATTAATTCCAATTTTTTCAGCATAGAACTTATTTGTTTCAACGGCAATCTCACGAAGATTGTTTAGTGTATCAGACAAGGCATCTAAACCATTTTGCCCAGATAGTAATTTATGTCCAAATTGACCAGTAAGAGAAACTCCGAGTAAACGCTCTTCCTCTGTATTATCTTTCCAAACCTTGCGAAGATACTTAAAGTCTGTTAACGTAGATTGCCATGTTCCAAGAATAGTAGCCAACTCTACCTTACGCTGAATATCAGAGACTTTATCGTTTTCACGAATAATAACTTCAGATAGGTTGCAAAACTGATAAGGGCGAAGAATGATCTCGGCACAAGGGTTGGTACCATAATGAATATTTTCATCTCTACGACCATACTTTGCAGCTTGAGCTTGTGCAGCCTTTACATTATAAATACCACGCTCACCAGACTTTGAATCATACAGTGATTTCCATTCGGCAATAAAGTCATTCATCTCTGGCTTTGCTGTATATGCTACAGAATTATTAGACAATGCACGTTGTGGAGTATTTTCCCACCATGCTCCCGCTTTAGCAGTAGCCATATCATGATCATTTAGATTTGATAGCGAAATCATAGCACTACGGCGAACTCCGCCCACAACAACTACTTCACCAATTTTGCACATAATATCATGAGCTTCAATAGGCTTTAGCTTGCGACCTGCTGCGCCACGAATAGTCTTAATGGCAAAATCAAAGAGGTTTACGAGTGGTTGTGGACCCGATGCACGACCACCAAATGTCTTTAATCTAGCACCTGCAGGACGAACCTTTGAGATATCGATTGCTGGAACTTGACCTTGATATAAAAGGGCAATAAGCTCACGAAGTGCTCTAGCCCAACCAGCCTTTGAGTCTTCAACAATAATTACTGTTTCGGTCTTTTCAAAATGCTCGTTAATTACTGGCAACTTGTCTACATATGCTTGTTCTACTGAGAAACCTACCCCTGTTCCACACATAAGAATATACATAGCCTCATCGAAAGAACGAAGTGAGTCTACAGGAAGAAATGAACAATTGTATCCTGCCACATTATCTCGTTCTAATGCAGGACCTGCGGTCATAACCGAACGCATAGATGGCATAACATTTCTATCGAATACAAATTGCTTTAATTCTTCAACAAGCTTTTCATCTGGGACATACCCATGCTTGTTATTCAAATGCTTGGTCATGTGATCGAAATAACGATCTACAGTCTCTGACCAAGTTTCTCTTCTGTTTTCGTTCTCTAGCCATCTAGCATATCTGCTTAGGGCAATAAAATTTTCATACGGATTTTCGATCCCGCTCATGTGTATACCTCTTCAATTTTTGGATTTAGGTTTCTAGTGTACCATTTAAAAATTCTAAAATCTAGACTTTTGGATTTTTTTTAATTTTCCGATTGCAGGTTTGCTAACTAGATCCCAATCGTACTCTTGGTGAATTTTAAATGAGTTTTTAAAAGCAGAATCGCTATATTTGGAATAGTCATTGAATACATCCCACATAAGTTGTTCCAAATGGGCAGCATCTGGCTTAAGCATTTTTCCAGGATGAATAGGTTCCCAAGGATTGTCTGACCATGAAGATTCTAATGGCAATGTAATTCTATTTGCGTATTCTGCCCAAGCGTAAGTTGATATTGTGGGAATACCCATAGCCATAGCTTGTAATGGATTAAACCCAAATCCCTCACCCCAACTTGGATACACAAAGCAATGAGCGGAAGAGTAAAGATTCAACATTTCTCCACTTGAGAGAATATCTTGATTAATAATAATATTTGGATAAAATTTATCTGGGCTATCCCATTCATGTCCGTTAGGTTCTTGAACTTTTAAAAAGTGCATACCCGTACATTTCATAATTAAACGCACATTGGGATTATAGCCAAAAAGTTTGATAAAAGTGTTTACAACAAGTTGTCCATCTTTGCGAGAAAATGGTTCTCCAATATGCAAAAAAGTAAATGGTTGATTTCCCAAATACTTTCTTTTTTTTGGAGAATATGCGTGATCAATTCCATGCATATAAACAAAAACTTCTCTATCTAGTTTGTCTTCAAACAACTTTTTGTTAAAATTAGATGTTGTCCATACTTCATCGCATCTATCGAAGTTTTCTTTCCAACCTGGCATAAACTCAGTAGATTCCCAAGGGGTATAACCAATCTTGTATTGGTTTTCTTTAAATTTATATTCGTGGGGTTGGGTGAAAGAGATTCCAATATCAGTATCCGCATCTACAAGACAATTAATGCCTTGTTTGCGGAAGGTGTTCCAGATATGCCAAGAAGCATTACCGAATCCCACCACTGTTGCCATATATTCGGGGGCACCCGTAAAAGAAATCTCCATTGCTTGATTATAGCAATTTGCATTTAATTTGACAACATTAGAAATAATTTCTACAATTACATCTGTGTGTATATAAATAATATATAATATATATAAAGAATATAATTAATAGAATTATATAACTAATATAAGAAAAGAATATAATACTAATGAACTTTGGCGTTTTCAGACAATATTACGAATTGCAGACAAATGGACTTGTTCCTACCATTGCCTGTGGAAATGATAAATTACATTTGGGGCTAGTTCCCAATATGGACTCAGAAGACAAGATTTTTTTATACTGCCTAGAATGCGACTATAAAAAGTTTCCAGGAAGTGGGTTCTATAACTCAATGAAGATTGTTTTATCAGGAGTAGAGGTGGCAAATGTCGGATAAAGACCCAGAATTAGACACTAATGCTCTATATGAGATTATGGGTGGAATGTATATTACTTTGCTTCGTATCTATGATATGTTATCTTTAATTGTTCCTGATAGTAATAAAGCTTCTGAATTGATTTCTTTGCATGAGTCAGGAAGGGTCCTGTCTCCAGATCCCGCCCTAGTGTTAGATGATGAATGATCATTGGACAGATGATTATATAAACGATAAAGTGAGAATTATTGTTTGTCCATTCTGTCTTGAATTTAAAATGCTTTGCCAACTACCCTTGACAAATGCTGCTAATATATCCTATACTAAGCATCTAAACAACTGTAAAAAGAGAGAAGAATTATGAATCCTGTAATTGAATTTACTGACAAGCCTAGAAAAATGCAATCTTATCGTGTAGGAAAGATAAGTTGTCCACATTGTAAGACATATTCAATGAATGTAATTATTCCTATTGATAAAAAGTCTTTTGAACGCTTTGATGAACATGCTAATGCATGTCAGGATCTAACTAGATTAGAGAATATGGATGATTCCCTAAAGACCCCCGAAATTTTAAAGCAAATTTCTGACTATAAGGATAAGATGGTTCGTGGATACATTAGATAAAATGAAACGTGCAATAGAATACCTTTTGGTTTATAGCCTTGGAGCTATTATTCCTTGGGTTCTGATTTATTTAGGAGTTAAATATTTATGAAATTTTCTAGTGACATGACTGTTGAATTAATTAAACATTCAGCATCGGATAATGATGTAGCATTTGCTGCCCGTGTATCTACTAAGGGAGATCAGGCTAATACATCTATTGAATCCCCCGAATTGTCTGGACTCATTAACTTTCTTATGCGTGAACGTCATGGTTCACCATTTGAACATTCAAATTTTACATTTTATGTCAAAGCCCCCATTTTTGTGTGGCGTGAGCATATGCGTCATCGTATTGCTTCATATAATGAGGAATCTGGTCGATACAAGGTTCTTGATCCAGAATTTTATATTCCCGCCGATGATCGTAAGTTAATTCAAATTGGTAAAGCAGGAAAATATACTTTTGAAAAAGGTACACCCGAACAGCAATATGCAGTCGAAAACAATTTTATAAACGCCTCTAAGGACTGTTATGAGGCATATGCTACTATGTTGCAGCAAGGTATTGCTAAGGAAGTAGCTCGTGAAATTCTACCATTAAATATTTACAGTAGTGCTTATGTAACTATGAATGCTAGAGCATTGATGAATTTTTTGAGCTTACGCACAAAAGATGAAAATTCGCATTTTCCAAGTTATCCACAGCGTGAAATTGAAATGGTTGCAGAGCAATATGAAGCTACCTTTGCTGAATTAATGCCAATTACGCATGCTGCTTTTATTCAGAATGGTCGTGTAGCACCTTGAGTGAATCATACGCACATATTGGTTACAAATTAAATAAAAAATTGCAATGTTGTGTATGTAAGGTCGAAGTAGGTCTATCTAAGGCAAAATGGCTATCAGAACCATTTTCTGCAAAATTAAATCCATATTGTGATATATGTGCAGATGCTTTTTTACGATCCCGCCAAAATATCTAATAAATGTGAGATTGGTCACATATATTTGAACAAATATTCAATTGCATTATTTAGTATTACTGAACTATCTTTAAACATTCCTAAGCCAATGTTGCAAGTACCACAGAGTAGTCCACGAACTTTATTAGTTTTGTGATCATGATCAACATGACAATTCCAGCCTATGCTTGTTTTGCAGATACCACATTGGTATTGCTGATATTTGAGCATACCTTCCATATCTTTGTCAGATAATTTGTATTCTCTCTTACGTCTTTGCCTCAATTGTGATTGTTTGTACAATTCTGGGTTATTATCCCGCCAATTTTGGTTTACCGATGTTTTGCAAGGTTTACAATAAGCTGTGATACCTTCTTTTCTTGCAGAATCTTTGTAAAATTCCGATCTTGGAAGCACTTGTTCGCACTTAGGGCAAAATTTATGTGTATTTGTATTTTTGTACATGTGTATATTTTAGCACGATTGCATTCACATTTCAAATTGACCAAAATGTTATTTTGTAATTTTCTTGTATGATACACTACCCCGTAAGCACACTATTTTTTGGATAGTGTGCCCATTAAGGGGGACTCTAATCCTCACATTCGCAAGGGTTAGAGTAATCGCCTACACAGTAGACACAGCCCAAGTCCTCGCCATGTGCGATACACACGATTCGGTCCTGATACTCATCACAGCAGTAGAACATTTCGTTTAGCACTACCTCGAAAAATTCGTTTAGGTTGATAGTTTCCATTTTGTCACCTCATTTCGTTGTTAGTAATAGTATGGCATAGGGTACTGACATTATTCCGCCAATTCGATTAGCGAATAAAAAATTTCGCTATGTTCGCACACGCCATCAAAATTAGGCATACCCTGATTATCAAGGTAGCACACATCATTTCCGCACACCATAGGGACATAGTTTGTGGGTAGGTTATGCACTAGCGAACAAGTGTCACACACAGTCATTCCGTTATCTGATGCCCAATCGCATACCACGCAAAAAATTTCCATTTCGATACCTCTATTCGCTAATTGTTTCACAGATGAAACAGGTTGATGTTTCCGACATTTCCCACGCCTCTAGGCTATCGCCACAAACGGCACACGCTAGGGATACTGTCATTTCGTCTAAGTCATAATCAAACATTTTGATTACCTTTCGTAGTAGTTGCTTACTATGTAAGTATGGCACAGACAACCGACAAAAATACGCAAAACACGCAAAAAAAGAAAAAAAAATAAATTAATTTTGTCGGCGTGTCGTGTCGTTATTTGTCATACCTCTATGCTAAAATTTTTGCCCCGCAGGGGCAAGCTTTTCGAACATATGTTCGAATGGGGGATTGTACCATAGACCTCTGACAAAATGTGACAAAAACACGCCAAAAAAAAATAAATCTTTTTTTTCTTTTTTGCCCTATTTGTCATTATTTGTCGGTGCTAGATGCTAAGGTGTAACCATAATCAAGAAACAATGAAAGGTAGGTAGTCACAATGACTAACCAAACATACACAGTAATCAACAAGCGTGATGAAATCACACTATCCCCTACTAGCCTCTATGATGCTCTACTCTTTGCATCTTTCATCTATGATGGTGCAGGTATCCTAGTGGACATTATCAACCCACTAGGCGAGATTGTTGATTACCGCATCAACTATCAGGGTAAGGCAATGCTAACCGACAACCTTGCGAGATTGTCCTAGCCTAGTGCTAGGGTAATCCCATAATCGAAAACTAACAAAGGAAAAAAAATGACCGCATCAACATTCTACTTTATCGATTCACTACTACTGTCAATTATCTTTAGCCTATTGGTAGTGCGTCACCTTGATACCCGCCAACGCACAACGGGCAAAGCGTATGACCGTTATGATGTAATTTTGCAACTTGTGGCAATGTTTGCACCAATAGCAACCCTTCTTGCATTTTGTGTGATTGCCTCATAATCGCAACAGCCCGAACGGGTGGCGTTCGAACATTTGTTCGAAAAACGCTGCCCCGCAGGGGCAAAAATTTTACCACAGACCTATGACAAAAAATGACAAAAAACGCTGAAGTTATCAAATTGTTACAATTTTTTCTGCCCCGCAGATCGTGGCGTGTCAAGCCGACACGCCGATAAAAAAAATAAATCTTTTTTTTCTTTTTTCGTGTTTTTGTCGTTTTTTGTCGGTCACCTATGCAATACTTAGAACATAAGCACAACGAAAGGAAAAAAATGGCTAACGAATTTTACCTCTACGACACACTAAACCTAGATGTGTATTGGACATTCGAAACTTTTGCAGAAGCACAAGAAATTATGGCAGGTATGCAAAGGGCAGACCGCAAGCAATACCCAGATGAAATTCATAACTATGAAATTTCAGACCTAGCACCATTCTAAACAAAAACTAACAAAGGACAGAAAATGACTTACCCAACCGCTACCGAAATGTACGCCATGACTAATCAAGAAATGTGGGATTGGATGCTAACCCAACCAAACTATTTCATAGATAGTGATGGAATGATGGATTGTGATGAGAATTGCGAACATCTAGAGATGTGCATGATGTGTGGCTAACACATAACCCAAAAACCCTTGCAAATAAAGGGTTTTTGCGGGGCAACAATTTTAGCATACACCTATGACAAAATCTGCCAAAAACACTCAAAGTTATCAAATCGTTACAATTTTTTCTGCCCCGCCAATTTGGGTTTGTCAAGGCGACACGCCGATAAAAATAAAAAAAATAATTTCGAAAAAATGCCGTTTTTGTCGTTGCGTGTCCTTGTTTCGTGCTACAATTTTGGTAACAAACAAACGAAAGGGACAAAATGTCTTACTCACCAAAAATTGCAAAATGGCAACGCACCATGCTTGACGCTATCAAAATGTCTAGCGGTTGCGTATCTTGCGAAAACATTCTTCCGACAGTATCTGCAAAAATTCTTGATGTAGAAATTCCTGCGACATGGTTCGACTTTGACCATGTAAACCCTGCCACCAAAAAAGTTGCGGTTGCACGAATGGTTGGGCGTTACGCATACACAACAATTCTTGCCGAGGTTGCAAAATGTCAGGTTCTCTGCAAATTCTGCCACGCACTAAAAACGCACAAATAAAATTTTTTGCCCCGCCAAATGGCGAAAAAATGTCAGACCTAAGTGCTAGGCTATAGCCATAATCGAAAATCAAGAAAAGGACAGAAAATGAAAAACGAAAAAATCGAATTGGAAATCGGCAAGGAATACCGCTTGCAAGAATGGACACATTTTAGCGTGGGTATCGTTGATAAAGTCACGCCTAAGTGGGTACACATTCAGGGTACATACCGAACCGCTAATAAGTGGATACTACGGGAAAAAATTCTAGGTGCTTATGTAATGGGTAAGGGTAAGGCGGTTATCATTAGCCAAATGTATGACCACTAACCCCCAGCGGGCTTTCGAACAGATGTTCGATCCAGCTCGCCCCGCAGGGGCAAAAGTTATCCACAGGTTACGCACAGGCTGTGGAAAACCTGGAGTTATCCACAGGCTTTACGGGAAGTTATCCACAATTGCGGGGCAGTTATCCACAGGTTATCCACAGGTTGTGGATTATTGTTCACCAAATGTTCACCTAAAATACGGCGTGTCGATTTGACAGCCTAGTTATCCACAGGTTATCCACAGTTTTCTTGCCCCGCCGTCCACAGGTTATCCACAGATGTGGATAAAGTTGTGGATTATTGTTTACCTACTGTTCACCTAAGAAATTGCAAAAATGCCCAAAAATGTCAGACCCCGATGTTATGCTTACATAGTAAGCGAAACACACTAACGAACGGAAAACGAAATGGTAAACCTAAACTCTCTACAGCAAATTCTAATCGGTGGCTCTATCATCACCCAAAAGTCAGGTACACAAATTGTGGACATTTTCGACATTGTAGAAAAGGGTTGCGATGAATTTGTAATTGGTGGCTACACCCAAACGCTAGATTGGAATAACCATGTCCGACTGACAGAGCGTTGGACAACTATCCAATTGTAAACCGCCCGAAAATGTCAGACCTCTATGCTAAGATAAATCTATTACAAACAAACAAAGGACAGAAAATGGCTAACAAATTTTATTTCACTTGCACCGATTGCAAAATCTCTATGACAAAATCTCTAGCGGTAATTGTTGGAACTACTGTCTATTGCTACGGGTGCAAGCCCTAAAATGTCAGACCTCTATGCTAGACTCTAAACATACAAACAAACAAACGAAAGGACACAAAATGTCACTTCAGGAAATCATCACCGCCCGCCACGCACACGCCCGCAATACCGCTCAAGAATTTGACCGCTTAGAAATGCCAGATAGTGCCGAAATGTGGTGGCTAGTCGTGGGTGTGCTAGATGGCATAATGCTAGATGCAGGGGAAGAGTCATAAAATGTCAGACCCCTATGCTAAGATGAAACCATAAACAAACAAAGGATTAGAAAATGACTTACACAACTACTAACGAAAAAGACAAAATTTCGAACACATACGCAACGCTAGACGATGCCCTAATGATGGCAACAAGTTGCTACGATGGTGCAGGGATTGTCTGCAAAATCACAGACTCTAAGGGTAATGAAATTTCTTACCATTTCACCGCTAGAGGTAATGCGGTGGCAGGGTAAAATTTTTGCCCCGCAAAATGTCAGACCCCTATGCTAGTATCTAACTACAAACAAACAAACAAAGGACACAGAAATGATGACACGCAAAGACTATGTAACAACCGCCGAAATTCTTAGCACCTACGCAAAGACAATTTACCCTAGTGTTTGGGTAGACCTAGTAGAGGATTTTGTCGAAATGTTTCAGAATGACAACCCGAATTTTGACGCTGACCGATTTGTGAAAGCGGTGACAAAATCATAACACCCCACAGGTGGGGCGATTTGACAAACCAGTCAGATCGCCCCGTAGGGGCAGCTTAAAAGCCCTATTTACGGTTACTCTAAAAAAAGCCTGGACTTGCGGGGTAAAATTATGTCCCGCAAAGATTTTTTGTCAACTTTACGGGAACTTAAATAAAAGTCCTGAAATGTCAGTCCTATGTGCTACGATGTTCACATCACCCCAACCGAAAGGCTCAAAATGTCAAACTTCGACACCACCGCCCCATTCGCCCTCAAGACCTCAACCCCAGATTGGCTCATCTTTGACCTTGATGACGTAGAGTCTGCCCTGCCAGACCCCCACGACACCTATGTTGATTGGGCAGACATTTTTGAGAACGACACACCGTTCTAGGGACTTGACACCCCGCCTTCGGGCGGGGCAGTCCCGAAAATTTATTTTGTCAAGTTACGGCGTGTCGCAAAAAAGTCCTGAAAATGTCAGACCCCTGTGCTAGAGTGTAACTATTAGATGAAAGGAAGTTTCCAAATGGATAACTCAAATACCTGCACCGAATGTGCTAAGACCCCCGTACCTCATAACAATTGCCTCTATGGTGGAAATGCTATCGGACATAGTGCTACCCATTGCACTGCCAACGCTTGTTGGTAAAAATGTCAGACCTCTATGCTATGCTAAATCTATCAAACAAACGAAAGGGAAACTTATGAATAAGCCACTTGACATTCAGGAATATATCCGAGCCTACTACGCACTTGACAAGGCAAAATATCCTCTTACTGCAGATATGGGTAAGGCGTACATTGACCTTGCAGCCCGTCTATCTGTTTGGGTAGGCTTTGGATACGGAAAGAACCAAATGCAAAAAATGCTTGACGAACAAACTGCAAGCAATGTGCAAGAATTGTCAGACCTATCTGCTAAGGTAGGTGCATAACCGAATGGAGAACACTATGAATCCCGATACCCTAATCTGTATCTTCTGCTCATCAACCGTTTCTGAAGAAATGGGTTACTGCTCAGCGTGTGACGAATACAAGGGCATAATGACTATCTGGCAGTACGCTCACCACTACCCAGAAATGTTTGCTGATGACTTTGGGGACTTAGAAATCCCCTTTGTCTAACGGCGTGTCGACTTGACACCCGCCCCAGGGCGGGGCAGTCCCGCTTTTGATCAAATGTCAAGTTACGGCGTGTCTAAAAAAAGTTTGGGAAATGTGTCAAATGTGCCTAAAAATGTCGGTGGGCTATGCTAAGATGTTCACATCATCAACCGTTAGGACAGAAAATGACTTACTTCAACCGCTACCTCGCAATCGCTAAGACCGCTACCGTTTCCCAAATTGAATTGGCAGTGCAATGGTACGCAGACGCAGAATTAGTTGCACACGATGTTGCCCGTATCCTAAATAATCGTGGCGTAAATGCAACGCTTGAAGTGGGTGCTAGTGTTGTTTCATCATTCTCACCTCGTCAGCGTTGGAATCGTAATGTAGTGCAAGCGTTAGAGTTTGCCCATACAGGTAATGCTAACGGTTTGGGCAATAACCTACGAATGGCACAGAATAGCCTAGTGCTAGGGTTTGACGCTCTCAAGGGTTTGAAAACTAATGCGTTTGCTCGTGCTATTGCAGGTGACGAAAATGCCGTAACCATAGATGTGTGGATGTGCTATGCAGGTGGGCTAGATACCAACAGCCCAAACAAAACACAATACCGAGAAATGTCGCAAGCCGTTGTGGATGTGGCACAAGAAATTGGGCTAACACCTCGTGCAACGCAAGCCCTAATCTGGATAATTTATCGGGGAAGTGCCGAGTAATCGGCGTGTCGGCTTGACAAAAGCTGCCCTACGGGGCA